AGCAACCTTGGGCAGCTGCTACACCAGGAGGAACGGTTCAGCAACCTTGGGCAGCTGCTACACCAGGAGAAACAGTTCAGCAACCTTGGGCAGATGCTACACCTGGGCCACCTGTTACTCCAGAAGTTTTGACTGCGACTCCAATAACTATAACACCTATAATCGCTTCAGAGCAAACACCACCAATTACAACGATAACGCAATTGAATACTTATATTGATAATTATATTGATACTCATTATCCTCCACTTACGGATGCTGAATTTAAGACTAAGGTATATAACGCAATGCTTAAAATCGTTCGTTCCAGAGACTCAGGTAGTGATTTAATTGATCTTCGTCTTCTGAGTCGTAATCGAGATGAAATTATTACTTGGGATGTTGTAGATAAGTAGGAGGATAGAAATGATAAAAGCTTAGGACTTACGCAAAATCCATTTTTACAATACCTTCGCCAAATTATCCGGGTCTGATTTGATTTGAAGTGTTATGAATAGCACCAATAGACCCGAGGTGTTCAGCGATGTTTTCAATAACAATCTTTTCTGGTTTTTGCGGAAGCATTTTTAATGTTTCCTGTAAATACTTCTGTCCTCTGTAGCGTGCTTTGAGGTCTAAAACCCCAAAGCCAGGAGATTCCGATCCGAACATCTCACGGAGTTTCGCAGAAACATTAACCATAAACATTGACAGGTTCGCAGCATTACTGACCGGCATCTCCTTGACGTTCATAAAATCGCCTAACCCCCAAAACTGTTTTGCGTCTCGGAAGTTGAACTCGATTTGAAAACGGAGTGCGTAATAATCTATGACTGTTTCAGCGTCCAACTCCAGATCGGAGGAGAATAATAAAACGTGTGCTATCTCTTGCGTCTTTGCGTCGATTTTTAGCAAACAGACGACATTCAAGGGGTCCGGGAAACGTTTGTGTCGACATACTATTTGATAGACTTGCGAAGTAATGTTTCCTTTCGTCTGTGTAGAGACGCGATATTTGCTGTCAATCTTTTTCGGGTTGAACTTTTCACCATAGATAGCCGGTCGCCCACGCCCCTGATAAGGTGTTGTCGGTGGCAGATACAAGGCAGCATCTTTACGAAGTTTTGAAATCAGATGGAGTCGGAGACCTCTGACCATTTGTAGCGTCTGATTGTTTCCGAAGTATCCATCAAGGAGCAAATAACCGATCTTTACGCCTCCTGTAATCATTGCTAAAACCTTCTTCAGCATAGATTGGAGGTGTTTCAAAGTGTCGTTGAGGACGACTTCGGACTTGTTTCGGTTCTTGCTTCCTTTCGGACGTCCCGGCTTCCCCTTGGGTTCCGAAGGTTTTGAAGGCTCCGCGGCTTTTTTCGGAGGTGTTGCTGCTGCCTCCCGGACGACCTGCTCCATAAGCATCGGGTAGGAACGCCGCTGCTTGACACTGATGACCGACAGGGCGAAAAATGCCAGTCCCGGTATCGCTTTACCTATTGTTGATGAGAAAAAACGTGATAAACCATACGTTTCATCGCCTGATTTCGGCAGAACCGTCTCATCACCAGCGAGCAAATACACATCATCGGGATCAAACAGATGTGCCTGAAAGAACACCCAACAAAGTCTGCCCCAAGGCAGGAGTGTGTTATAGAACCTTTGGATCGTGCGATAACTCCCCCCTTTTGAAGTCCAGCGTGAGATATTTCGCATCGTCACGCTCCCTGTCATCGCAAGTATGGCGAACACGATTTGACGAAACTGACGGAGCGTTGCAACCGATAAATTTAGACTGAAAACTGTAAATAATGATATAATCTCTGACATGGGTAAACATCCTTTTAGTTGTGGTTTTTGTTTACCCATAACTTTACAATATTTACCATATTTAATCAATTTTGGCGAAGGTATTGTTCAGCGGGACCGTCTAATAATCCTGCGAATTTAGATGATCAGATTGTTGTTGTCTCGCCAGCAACGCAGAATGGGCAAACAGCGGGATTGCTTCGACGTTTTACGATAACAAGGACTTCTCATTACTATAGCCATGATTTGGACGATATTTTCTATCATAATGGGAAATTGTATATTTTAACTTCGTATAGTTCAGGCACTACGTATCAATGCTTTTCTGTGCTTTATGACATTGATGGGTCGGATCTATCTTATATCATTAGTTTATTTGAGCGGGGTGGTGGTATCTCGTTGACAGGTGGCTATCTAACAGCTGTTTTATATTCACGTGCAAATCCGAATCAGGGGAACTATTTTAGGATCTATCCGCCGAGTTGGGCGACAGGTATTCCCAGAAGTGATGGTACTTCTTATACGACGCACGCTGTGATACGATCGAATAATCAGAACAATACGAGTGATGTGAGCATGACAAGCATCAATAATTTTGCTTATATTTTATCAAGTACACTGCTGGATGTTCTTAGCGTCGTGGAGGTGCCGACACCTGTGGGTACGCCTATTAGACGTGGTGAAATTGGATTGAGTCCTACTTTAACGCAACCGCGGGGAATAACGCATTTGTAGGTGATCGAAATGGCAACGGCAACAGCAGCATGGAGTAGAGATACGACGGTACGTGGTGCTGTAAGTACTGCTATAGTCACTTTCTCTGAAGAAGTCTCAGGATTATCTATATCAACAGTAAATACCATACCTTCTGAATGGACTATTACAGGGGATCTTATTACTGATGATGGTAGGAATCGCTTTCGTTATAGTTCAAATGAGAACCCTATCTGGCATTATTTATTACAAATACCTTTGGCGTGGGGTCCTGATGGTGGTTCGTTTCGGATGCGTTTGGCACATGATGCTGTTACGCCGAACCTTGATGAAGATTTTGATTGGACGTTAAGTTGGAATGCTCGTGGTGAAACGATAGCGGAGAGAACCGTTGATAGAGTGTTTCCTGAGTTGGCAATTACGTTATCGGAAACGTATGTTGCGATTGGTACAGTTGTCACTGCGACATTTACATTTACAGAAGTAGGTGCTGCGACACTTACTAATTTTACTGCCGATGATGTTGTTGTAACAGAAGGTGTTACGAAAGGAGTATTGACGAAGGTTAGTAATACTGTCTATACGATGCTGATTACAGCCCCTGCGAGTGGTAATGGAGAGGCGGTTATTTCTGTGGCAGCAGATGTGGTTCGTCCTCGGAATACTGCAGCTGCGGCAAGGTTGACTTATATTGATTCTATTAATGCGGATATAAGTTTGTCCGCGGCAAGCGTAGAAAGTGGAGGGTTGGTTATTGCCCAGTTTGATTTTGATTATGATGTTCCAGATTTTGATTCGGATTTTGTAGCGGTGAACGATGCAGGTGCGGTTGTTGGGAACGCAACTGCCTTAGATGATCAGAATCGGCGATGGGCGGTGCCAGTTACGGTGCCTGAGACAGGTGAAGGCGAAGTAGAAATATCGTTACCGGAAGATGCGATCGGTTTCGCACAACCGGAAGTCAGGGCACCTGTTCAATTTGCGGAGACGATTCCACTCTCGATTGGATCATTTATGACACCGATCGAGGCTGTGATTGATCATAATCTTAATTTTCCAATTAATATTCGAGGAAATAATGTTAATTTTGTAGATATTCAAGGTAAATTGCGACCGTTTTATCCGCATTGGGATCAGACAAAAGGAGTATTGTATATTCGCGGTCGCTCTGAATCGTATTATGAGGAATTAGGTTTTACAATTATTGCTCGGGATGATAATGCTGAAGCACAGGCTGAAGGTAGTATTAATGTTGTGGATTTGGTGCCTGTTATTCGGCCACCCGATAAAATTCAATTTGTGAAGGGATTGAAGAATTCTATCTTGATTCCTATAGATAATCGTCCGTCTGAGGGTGCAGTGGAAGGCTCTTGGATGGGTATAGATCATGAAATTTCGGAAATAGGTGTCCGTATATTTGGAGATATTCCTGCGGATGCTGAGGCGGCTTTTGGTATGGGGAGCAGCGGTAATTTTTTAATAACAGCGTTAAACAGAGGTGGTGATGCTATACCAAAGATGGTACCTTGGGAGTTTACGACTCCTACGCCACCTAATTTAGATGTGACGTTGGGTGGTTTTCTTACCGGTTTTCGAGAGATTTATTTGGAGACAGGTACACATTACAGTTTGCGACTTTTAGATTTTGTTTCTGGGGTTCCAGGACCTACATTGGCTTTAGAGATGGGTGAATTTGGTGAATTTTCAAAGGGTTTATCCTTTGATGAGGAAACGACTGTTATTAGTGGTACGCTAACAAGCTTGGGGAGAACGCCATATTTTACTTTTAAGGTAGAGAATCCTGCAGGGGCAACGACCAGTCGTTTTAGATTTACGGTGTTAGCTGCAGGAAGTATCCCAGTGCCAGTGTATCGGGGGCCTTCAAATCCGGGAACGATAACGGCACGCGCCATTCGTTCAAGTGTTCTTAATTTCTTTCAAACTTGGTTTAATACAAATCGTTACACATCTGTATCAGCAAATGCACAGGATTGGGAGTTAATAGGTATTGATGATCCGAAGTTATATGCGCGTCAGTATCGGCATCAACTGCGGAATACGACACCGTTATTGCGATTCACTAAAGGGATTTCTCCTCGACTTCAGTTTAATCAAAACAATAGAGAGGCTTTAAAATATAGAGGGACTTCCCACAGGGTTCAAATCAAACTTTCAAATTATAGGGGCTCTGTAACTTCACCAGAATTTACTTTGAATTTTACATAATGCCACGAGCGAACATAGCACCGAATATCAATGTAACGCAGACAGGGAGTTTCCAGTTTACTATTGTGCTTGAGAATACCCGCCCGTCTGATCTTCCGGTAGGTGAACCGACTCCTTCTATCATACTGGATCCGGATAGTTTTTCGCTTGCGAATGTTCAGTTGAATATGCAGGATGGGACGGTTGTTCAGAATACGGATCCTGATAACCAAATAGAAGTGCGGAACTATACGATAGAGTCTGGTGTAATCGTTCAGTTTGTTTTGGTCAGTGTTACTGCGGGTGGTTTGATAACAATACGAGTGGAGGATTTTCCGAGTGATAAGTCTGGTAGTTTTAATGTTGATGTTACCGGGAGTGTGACAGTAGAACTGTCAGGTGTTAGTACGTCAGAGGGTTTTACCGGTAGTCCCACGAAATCAATAGATTATGATACTTTCACGAGTCTTGGTGCTTCTTTTGGTAAGCCGGAATATCGGGGAGGTGGTGTCCTTGCGATACCGGTAATATTTGCTTCTCCTGTGATTGTACCGTCACGCACGATTTTTACTCTTACACATCTTTCGGGAGGAGAGATAAAAGAATTTGATTCATATATTGTTGGTAGTGGTCGAGAGTATAAGTTGATCTTGATTTTATTGCGTGATGCTTCAGGTACCTTCCTTGTTGCAGCATCGGGGACAGTTTTTAAAACTTTTTCAGGGACGTATGACACTGTAAACATAAAACCGATGTTTGTTGCGTGGTCCTATTTTCTTGCGGAAATATCGGTGTTAGGTGAACCGCAAGAAGTCGCGGATCATATTTTTGAGGTAGAGATTGAAACGGATCTGCCGACGAAAAGTCTTGATATTAATTCGTTCAGCTACAAGATCCCGACAGAATCACGTGTACTGTTTCGTTCTCAAGATTTAGCGGAACGTCCTGATAACCCGCCGTTGGTTTCTGAAAGTGATATTGCGTTACCGGTGTGTTTTGAGTCATGGGAACGGGTTGTGGATAATACAGTTGAATCTTCAGGTCGGTTTTTCTTATTACGTTTTAAACGTGAATACGAAGATGATACACATATTCCTGAAGTGCTGTTTATTGGTGGGGATTTGGAATAATGCTTCAAAACCTTGATCCAAATCAGCGTTTTGAGATGTTGATGAGTGAGGTTTCTCGTCAGATATTGAGTACTGATTTATCGGATGGGAAGATTGCCGAGATATGTAATACGTCTTCAGAATTTGTTCGTCGGCAACGGATGTTTTTATTATTTGAAGAAAGGTTAAACTTATCTGTTTTACTTGAGGAGGATCAAATGCCAGCAAAAAAAATAGAGATTTCCTATGAAGATCTGTATAGAGAGTATATCGAAAATCAGAAAACAATTGCGGAATGTGCAGAATTTTTTGGTTGTTCGAGTGGTGTTGTTCTGCGAAATATGGAAGAACATGGTATAGAAACGCGTCCTCGGGGATCCTCGAAAAAAGAAGGGGTATCGGAGGATTCGGAAGAAATGGTGACATCGGAATCTGAAATGGGGGAATCGAAGGAATCTCTTGAAACTGTTAAGAAAAGGGAGAGGCTTCTGGAAAGGCTTGTATTGCTTTCAGCTGTGAAAGAGGCAAGTATTCAGGAACTTTTAGAAGAAGCTCTTGAACTGCTTTTTGAGAGGTACTTTCGGAATATTGAAGAAGTCTGATTATCGATTCTTTTTATTGAGAAATTTAATAGATCTGTGGTAAAATATGGATAAGAAATGGAGGGTAGAAATACTACGAGAGATTTAGTGACTTCATGCTAAAAAGGAGAAAAAATGCGTAATTTGTTTTCTTTTATGGCGGCTATAACTATATTAGTGGTCGGGGGTATATTAGGATGCTCTCCAGATATTGAGGAGGATGGGCCTGATGTGTCCCTCACCTCAGCATGGACAGATATTTATGAGGGTTACGATACAGCACCTGCGGCACCTCGATTTTATAGAAACGCGGCCGCTATGAAATGTATGACGTTTGAATTACCAGATATACAAACAAGTACACATGGAAATAGAGAAAATCTTAGACAAGCAGGCTTAAAACCGGGTATGGTTCAAGATCCTATGAAGTTTGTAACTGAATATCCGGAAAATTATTTTAAGGGGAAAAGGCGAACCCAATTTGTTGTTTCTTACAGTACGCCAGAAAGACGGTTTCACTATCGCGTTCATTATGGATGGGAAAGTCGAAGTGAGGCAACAGTGGGGCAACATCAGGGTGAGACATGGACGGCTATTCTTTACTTAAACTCTACACCAGGCGAAGAAGGACACGAAGTATTCATATATCCTGAATGCATTTATCATTCTCAAGATGATTACACTACTAAATGTAAGTATGGTAACACGAGTACATTTACTAATGGAAAGTGGGTGCGAAACAATCCTTTGAATATCAATAAACTCAAAAGGGATATTGATGCGCTACATGCGAAAAGTGCGAAAGACCCTAAAAACCCGATAAACGATGAGGTGTTAATATTAGGTTACCTGAATGCACCTTTTCTTGGTCTCTACAATAGGCTGCATGATATGTTTATAAATGGTAGCGATCCCAGACTTAAGACAAAGCGGAAAGACGATGGGAAAGCATACGATAAAAACGACCTTTTTGACAGTAATGGCAACTCTATCAAGTTTACAGATCGTTGGTCTGGAGGTGATTACATTGTCAAGAAGATTACTGGTATGAATATTATGTGCTTCAATACAGAGTTACCTATAGATTGGCAGCCAGATCCACGTAATAAGTGAAAAGGTGTATCTTATCTAATAGGTGGTGTTCTCTTACTCAAGGGGAGGGGTTGTAGCCCTCCCCTGGCAACTACCAATTGTTGAGTAGGGGAATATGAGTAGGAGAATGTGTTTCGGCGCGTTCTCTTTTCTGTTTAAGGGACTTTAGCTGATAGGATATATTTATGAGCAATCAAAATTTTCAATTCACGGATGCTGTTGAGGTGCTTTATCCGCCGACAGAGGATCGGCCGTTTAATCGTGGGACGTTTATGTTTCAGGGTATCTCAATGACTTGGGAGGATGCGCCGACGACGGCTGAAGATGTTCGGGTACTTATTTCTGTGCCTGAGTTTGGTGGGCATGATTTTCTTGTTCGTGATTTAGATCCTTCAGAAAATTCTCTTGAGGAGTGGTATCATGGAATCGCTGGTGGACCTATTGCGATCCCTTCGGATGAACAAGTAAAAGTGACTTATCCGAATACGGATGCTACAATAGTAACGCTGAAAATTGTAGGTTATTTCACGAATGGCTGATTACTATAATGGCGACCCCTCAGAAGAAATTGTGTATCCAGATTACTTTAATGGTGATTTGGTGGAAGGGATTGTTGGAGATTATTTCAACGGTGATCTTGTTGGCGGTGCGTCGCCGGTGCCGGTACCTGAAAATGTTGCTGTTGCTGTTACTGCTTTTTTTGATTTAGCGACGGATTTGTATACAGTGCGTACATCATGGACAGCACTGGAAGAATCTGTAGACAGTTATCAGTGGCGGTCTTTTGATCCTCGGCGCGGTGGCAGTATCAGTGCTTGGCGTGCAGAGCATTCTGGGAGTAGTCGGGATGTCTTCAGAGATGCCTGGATAGAAGTTAGGTCTGTTAAAGAGGGCAGATATTCTCAGCCGGTCAGGGTCGCTTTCAGTGAATTTACCTATCCTGCTGTAAATACACCGAGAGATTTAACAGTTGAGGTTACAGAGGATACCAGTTCTGTATTTGGATTAACATTGGATTGGTTGCCGCCTGCTAATTTGTTTGGTAGGACTGTTAGGTACTATGTAGACAGAGGTGGGATTAGCTTTGATTATCATACCGCTCCTGCAAATTTAAGGTTCTCTGGTGCAAGGTCTAATTTCCCCTATTTCGCTGTGCGCGCGGAAGCATCGGACGGGAGTGTATCGGGTTATATCAGAGTCAATGATGCAGATTATGTAGAACCGGAAACAGGCAATATTCTTGTATTGAACAATAAAATCTTGGTGATAGGCGATAAAATTCTACATATCGCATAGGGGTAAAGACGAATGTCATATACAGAAGTTGATGCTCTTAATTTAGATGATGTCTCGGATGCTGACTTGTGGGATGCGAAAGTTGTTTTGGTTACAGACAACTACAAGGATAGAACGCTCGGCGAGATAAGAGATGCTATTAAGAAGGCCATTATTCGTAATCCTGATTTAGTGTTTGATCAATGGACAAAGATAGGGGAATTTACGTATCAGAGTTCTTTTACAACGGCTGTAGGGGCATCTAATTTTGCTTTTTCTGCAACGACGGCGAATCCTGTGAAAGCAAATATTTATATTTCAGATGAAGATGAGGGGGCTACTGATCAGCAGACGGCTTATGGAGAATTAGAAGATGGTGATCTGTTATTGATAGATGGGAAAAATGTGATTCAGATTATGCGTACTATAGAAGATGATATAAATCTTCAATGGCAAATTATAGGACGCTGGTTGAATCCTCATGATGTGGCAGATTATACGGCTGATGATAATTATGATATTTATTCTATAAAAAAAGGTGGGTTCTTGCCCCCGACAATAAATGATCTTTCTATAAGTAAAACCCGGAGACCACAGGAATCAGATAAAATTGAAAATGAGACTGTCCATTTCTACGATATTGTAAATGGGAATTTCTATGTTTCATATAAAGGTGGGGATTGGTATTTCTTGGGTTCGACGGGAAATGTTGCGAAGAATGTTTTTATTGGTGATTTTGATAGGACAACTGTTGTTGCAACCGTAGACATTCGGGAAGGTGAATATAAAGAGCTGAATAATGCTGTTATTTTTGGGGTAGGTTTAGATCTGAACTCGCCTCAAGCGAAGTTGATAGCTCAATTGCAGGATGGAGATTCTATTTTTCTTGGATCGAAAGAGGGTGTTGTTGGTACGGTTTCGCGAAGACAGGCGGCGGGAATAGCAGGTACTTATTATTGGTATACTGTTTCTGTAAGTTGGGTGTCTTTATTTACAGGGCTTACATTTGATGCTGAGGAATCTGTTTACTTTACAGAGTATACACCTTTTACATCTGAGACGATTTGGGAAGGCACACTAACCGGGAATGACACAGATGATGATGATATAGTACAGTTGAATGCTGGTAAGAAGTTTTCGGATTATTTTATGCTTCAATTTGATATAAATACGAACTGGCCCATTACTGTGTTAGCAGATACTTTTGTGAATTCACGTGACTTTAATCTTCATGCCTTTAACGGAACGAATGTCTGCTATATGTATCTTCGTCGTGTGTCTGATACGCAAGTTAGGAGTGTTGGGGGGCAAAGTGCAAATAGGATTCGGCTTAACAAGATTTTGGGGATTAAATCAAGGAGAGGGTAGTCTGTGATTGTATTGAAAGTCAATTACCTTGAGCATTCGGATTTACCCGATATAGACTGTTGTGAGATGGTTGTTGTCTCTGCGGAAGGTGTTTTAGACATAAAGCACTGTTCGTGGGGTGGTCAGCATGTCATTCACCGTTATGACTTTTCGTCAGCAGTTGCGATGGAATCTTCGGGTCAGTCTCCAAACGGCTACGCTGATCTGATTTATCGGTATCAGGTTGATGATGATAAACTGACACTCTGGTTGGCGTGTGTGGTGCCAGAGGGTACACCCGTGCCGTTCCCGGATTATCAGGAATATGAGATAACGACTTATCCGACTTATGTGTTTTTAGCCGAAGGTGAGCAGGAAGTACTGCCTATGCCGACGGGGGGTACGCTTGGTTGGACATCTGCGTTGAGCAGCATTAGTTATCCAGAGAAACAGGGGATCGCTGTGCGAGCTGTGGAAGGGTGGCGTGAATCTAAGAAAGAAATCAATGTAGAGGCGCAGCGGAGTATTGATTTACATCCGAAGTTGCCGGAACATATTGGCTACTGGACGCGTTCTACAGATCGTGTGATCCAAAAACTATTTCAAGACCCTACTGTAGACCCGTTGATAGTTGCGAAAGTCGCGGAACTTGCGGCGATAGGCCCCCCGGATGTTGGTCCTGAATTGCGGTTTTTCAATTACTTGGTGAACACCTTGATGGTGAGTTATCCAACGGGCCCTAATTTTGCGGCGACATGGGTGAAAACAATAAACCTAACATCTCCTGCTGATGTTGTTCGTCAGCCGTTATCGGTAGCGGTAGATTCACGAGGTGGTGGTAACGATGAGACGTATGATCTCTCGACGGATTATGACTCTACTGATGATTCATGGATCGTAGAGAACCAGCCTGGTGTTGTTACGTATGATGATGATTCGCCGAGTTTGAATGACACGGTGCAAGCGACGCTTTCGGACCCGGATGGAGGTATCACGGGGAGAACTTATCGCTGGCAATCGGAAGTCAATGGTGCCTGGGTAGATGGACCGAACACACGGAGTTTAACGTTTTCTCAGGCGGGTAGGTATCGATGTCGGGTTCGATATACGGATAACTATGCGTCTGATCAGGAGGCGTTTGGTGAAGTGTTAACTGTAACTTAGTTAGAAATTTATTGAATTGAGGATCTGTTCCTCATAATTAGTCAAAAGGAAAATAAGATGCCAATCGGAATTAGTTTGCAATTACGTGATGACCTGGATAACTCAGAAGTTGATGCTTCTGGTTTCAATCTTACCGTTATTGACGATGACCATGCTCATTTATTTGGGATACCGCGTCAAGTTGTTGGGAGAGGATATAATAAAGAGCTATGGGACTGTATTCGGAATTGGTGGGGTCGTCCGCCTGATGAGTTTGTAACTGCGGACCCTGTTCCTGGTGCAAAGATCCGAGATGGCTGGACACCTTACAAAGATCTGTTAGATGAGTCGTTGATGGTGCGTGTCCAACAGAAGGCTGTTGGTTGTCGGTTACTGGAGACTACTGGAAGCGTGGATGCGATTGTTTCAGCAAATGTTCGGAATTATAATGATAAAATACAACCGGGTCAGGAAGCAGAGCTGAACTATTCTGAAGATGTGTCGGATACCCGTTACTGTGAAAATAGTCTTGGATTGTCTTTGATGAATGGGTTTAAAATTACCGCTGGCGGCGAGTATGCCGGTTTTAAAGCTGAAGGTGAGCGGTATGTTGAATTTACTGTGTCTACATCGACGACTTCTGGGAAATCTACTACGGTCACAAAGGGGCGGAGCGTTCGTTTGAAAGCGAATGTTGATGCTGAGCCACGATCCATTTATCCTGTAAGTGTTATGGCGGGTCAGGGAACACTTAAACTCCAGATTGATTACGAATATTCATTGACAGGTCATTTCTTAGCGATTTACGAGCAAAGGAAGTTTCGCGGTAAGCTTCATGCGCCACCATCTAATATCAACGAACTTCTTGATGCACTTGGGAAACCGAGGGTGGTTCGTGGGAATGAGATTTTGGATGTTGGATTTGTTACGAGTGGCGACATTAGCATCGGGAAACGTCAGCCACTATCATAGGAGCTGAAGTGATGAGCAGTATTTTTGTTCGTGGGAAACCACTTTCGGATTACGGTGCGGACGTTCAGGAAAATTATGACTCTTGGGCGACTGCGACAGATGATTTTGCGAAACAACTCATTGCGAATTTCAAGGAAGCCGTCTCGTTTATCAATGGTCTCTCTGATGCTGATTTTGACGCGCTGACGCTTGGAAACCCTGAAACGAACCTGATCCCCTATTTGGATCCGGGGTTCTATGGCGACGCGTCGGGATTGGCATACTTGAAAGAGACGCTTGCAAACAATAAGGAGTATCAGAAAGAGACTGCCGCGCATGATGTTGAGATGGCAGCGGTGCGGGAAGAACACGGTGACAGGGTTGGCATGGCGTTGAGTGAAGAAGAAAAAGCCGCGCAGCGAAAGGCGCAATCGGCTTATGCCGGACAGAAAGCAATACAAGACCGTCTCGGTGAATGTTACATCGAGGACTTCGGCGATGATCTGAATGTCGGTGGCGGTGAACCGCATACGTCTGCTCCCGATTGGGTGCATGAAGGGTGGCAAGCCTTGAAAGACTACTGGGGCGCAGAAGACTTTAAGTCTATCGCTCAGAATGTGCGTAACCGGCTACAAGGTCAATCAGATCGACATGTTGCTTTTGATTCTGTGCCTTATGGCACAATGCGCAATGTTACGATCAGCCAGCTGAGTCATGACGGTGTTGTTTCGACAGAATACATCCCTGACGCAGAGGAAGCGAAACGGACAATTGCATGGCGGCGCGAACAGATCCGGCTGTTCCGTGCTGGTGGGATTACAGAAATTAACTGGCGACCGCCGGTATCTGTAGATGATCCTGTTGTTGCTGCCGTCCGGACAATAAAAGTGCGTGGGGATGACTCGGAATTTACACGGCGGGGTCGTCCACGTGTGGATGCAACGAGTCGGGAAGCTGAGCGTCGTGTTTCTGCAAAGGAGCGGGATGAGGCTTGGGAACAAGTCAAAGATGACTAAGAGGAGGTGAAGGGTAGGTTGCCCCCTACCCTACAATGTCAAAAAAAATGATTCAACTGATAAAACGATACTTTCGCAAGAAACGTAACAAAAAACGCTTGAAAAAAGCGATTCTCAATGATCGTAAGGAGGTGAATAAGAAATGAACCTCAGAATTTTACTCCATGCTCTATTGTTTGGTGTGCTTGTTGTGATCGTAGGTGTTGCGATTCTTTATGGGGTGCGTTGTCTTTATGGGGATCAACCGTTGTTTATAGATACCCATGATTGTCGATTGGCAAATAGAGAACAGGTTTATGATGGCGACACGATCAAGGATGTTCGGGTGTTGTTACTGAAACACTCCTTTGAAAAATGGGAACAGGGTGAATATTGGCCCGGTGTCCATATCACTGAGCAAGGTGTTGAGATCGAGACGGACATTCGTATTGCTGGTATTGATACACCTGAGAAACGTCCATCTACGAAAAATCCTGATGGGAGTCTCCGGTCTAAAGCCTCACGTGAGAAAGAGAAGACTGCTGCGCTTGCGAGTCGAAAAGCATTGATCGAGTTGCTAAACTCTAACGACAATCGGTTTTCTATTTCTGATCCGGTTCACGGTAAATATGCCGGTAGAACGGTCGCAGATGTTGCTGTCAATGAGATGGATGTTGCTACCTATCTGATTGAGGGGGGACACGCGAAACTGTATGATGGTGGTACGAAACCTAATTGGAATTGGGGGAGGTAGTATATAAATGGATTTTTTATCTCTGCTTGGTACTTACGGTGATGGTTTGATTCAACTCGGCTACGTTATAATTTTGATTTTTGCAGCAGTCAAATTGCTGCCTGATATGATTCGGAATCATGCTCAGGATCGAAAAAGTATGCTTGAGATGATAAAAGAAAGAGATGAGAAATTCTTTAGTGTGATAGAAGGCTACGAAGATACGTTAGAAAGATTCCAATTTAAGGAAATTGAGTCCCACAGGGAACTTGTGGAAATGATTAAGGATTGTCGATCTAAGGTTGCTGCGGAGCACATGGAAATAATGCGGGCCTTAAAGACGATCGCTCAAAAAATTGATACGGATATTATAGACTGAAAAGGAAAAATAATATGGAATCTTTGACACAACCTCAATTCATTGCTTTTCTTTTTACGATCGGTGTGCCGATTATAGCGTTGGTCTGGAATCAGATCAAGACGAACAGGAAACTTGTTGACTCGGATAAAAAGCTTCATGAGATGTTAACATCTCAACAAGAGAGATATGAGGATGTTGTACGCATTCAACAGGAAAGACACGAGGAAATTCAACGCACTCAAGAAGAAAGACACCAAGAGCTTATGCGTATTCAAGAGAGGCGGGAGGAAATGCTTCGTGTGACTTTGAATTCGGTTGAAAAGCACATCCATGAAAGTCAGAAGGATCATGCTGTCTTGATGGATCGTACAGGGGCTGCGAAAGATATGTAGGAGGTGAAAAGTATGCAGGTTGGATTAGAAACACTCCTTGCTATTATTGCAGGGGGGGCGATCGGTTTTTTGGTGACAAAATTCGCAAAGGGCGAGTATAAAATTGGTTGGTCCAACAAGGAGTTGGACGGCACAATTTTTATTATTGTTATCTGTGCTGCTTTTTTGTCTATGGTTTATCTGACCTATCGATCACCAGACTTCGCTGAACTTGCATCAACAGAAAAGATACTCGAAATTATTAAAGACATTAGTCTTATCATAGTCGGCTATCTTTTCAAGAAAGCTGGCGACTCCGTTATCGAGGCAGCTGGCAAAAACGAGGTGAACAAATGAAAAACATTGCCCTTCTGAAAAAGGAGTTAGAGGTTAAGGAAGGTAGACGCAGAAAAGCTTATCTGGATACCGAGGGGAATTGGACAATTGGTGTCGGACATCTTCTGAATCCCCAGACGGATGCGGAACTCGCTATACTTCTATTGGCTGATGACCTCGATAATTGGGAAGGTTTTGAAATCAGCGAGGAACAGATTGAAGAATTGCTGGATCATGATATTACCGAAACGATGCACCGTTTGCGGAATGCTTTTGATGAAGAACTGCTTGAAAATCTTGATCCGAAGCGATTCATGGCATGTTTCCAGATGGCGTATCAGATTGGTTCTGTTACTGGTTTTCCCGCTTTCTGTAATGCGGTTCGTGAGGGAGATTGGGACCGTGCAGCAGACGAGATGCTCTACCGGGATGGGCTGAAAAAAGATGTTTGGTCGCTCTGGCGTAAACAGACATCTGGAAGGTGTGAAAGTATGGCAGAACTTATGAGGGTTGGTTCTCAAGTTTCTAATCAAGAACCAGAAATACATAATGATGTTGATTTGTCTGCTGTGTCGTCAGTGGCGTTGCTGGCTGAGTTAACGTCTCGTGAGAAATCTTGTTCTTAACTATTATTTTCACATGAATTTGATAATAACTGAATCTATAAGTTACTCAATGATAATAAGGAGCAAGATAAATGTCTTATCGAAGCATATTTTTTCTGATTCTGATGCTTGCTGCGTTTGTGGCACTGCCAGCATTTTCAAACTCGATTGGTTTTAACTACACCCAGGCTGTAGATGATACTTCGTGGGGTCTACATGGTGATTATGAGAAAAAGGTTGGCAGCGTAGACTTTGAACTTGAAGGACAACTGCAAAGTGGTGATGTTTATGTTGGTAATGCAGATCTATCCGTGCAATTTAATATCTCGGCGATCGGTGTGAAATTATCATCCCTGAATAACCTACAAGGTCCATCGATCGGCGGTCTTGGTCGGCAGAATACGCTTGATGCTGCTTTAGTTGTGCCTCTTGGTGATCTCGATTTTGCCATTGGTATTTTTGGGCAGAATGGAAATCCATTTGCTCCGCAATATGAGCTCTCGGACGTATTGGATCCGGTATCGGAAGTGATTGAGTCTGAAAGTGGTATCACGATCCCAGAGGGTAACCGATGGGGCGTATCTGCCGCGGTTGGGTTAGATGTCTCTGTTTTTGAAGTGGATGTCAAGGCTCTGCTGGACCCCAACAACATTACACACCAAGGTCGCGTTGGTATCGGCACCGGTGGCGATTTGTGGGAAGATTTTGGTTGGACGGCGAAGGTTAACATTGCTTTGCAATCGCACGAAAATGTGGTTGAGATTCAATCTGATGTGATTGTTGGCTTAGATTATAATTTTTGAGTTCTTGATTTTTAGATCTTGGAGGGTGCGAATCCACTCCAGGTTGGGCTTGACGCTTTTGGCTTTCAAGTCTGAAATCCCTGCGGTTAGGTGGATGTAAATTAACGAGCCGCAGTAGGTGCGAGTTTGATATTCTCGTGAGCCTACTTAGAATCTCCGGTGCCCGTTGTTTGGTGTCGGAGTTTTCTAATTGATGATGTCGTATTTTGTTGTGTTGTATTCTGCGCTTAAATCGGCGATGATGACACCGAGTGATCTGAGTTTTCTATAGCAGAGTATCATGCCTTCTCTATATTCTTTTTTCCGGGTTCTCATGTGTAATAGGCTGTACCAGGCTCTGAAGTAGATGAGTTTTTCGATGCGTCTGAGACGTTCCATTTTATTTTCCTTTCAGAAATGATAATAGTCTTCCGAGGAATGAGTGGCGAGAATTTATTTTTTGGATTATGGCTTTTTTTGCTATGCTTTCCATTTCGGATTTAGATATGAAGTGTTTACAGGCTTCGCTATATTCTTCGGCTGATAGCTCTAACTCGAAAGTCCAACCGTATCGTATGGCATAGGTGTGTTCAGACATGCCGGTTCTTTCGTTAACGTGCTTGCTTAACATTGGGTTTCTCCTTTTTTAGAATGGTGGCTCGGTAAGTGTTTTTGCCCATTCAACTCTTTCTTGCCAGAACTTTGATCGGTAGCCTGCTTCTCTCATTCGGGCGAGAGCTTCAGATCCGATGTATCTGGCGTAAGCGGGTGGTACGGATTCCACTAATTCCCGTCGTGTGATCTTGAAGTTTTTGGGGTACCCCATGATTTCTTTGCCTTCCGCAGTTGAAAGTGAGCCTTGTTGGCCTTTTGTTTTGCGCCGTTTATAGGTACTTGAACATGACATGGTACCCACAATTGTTGCATAACACCCGGAGCGATCCATGCTTGGGCGTGGGAGTTGCCATGCGAAAAATGAGAGTTCAAAGGCACGTTTCCGCCAAAGTCCGTCACGGTCATCGGTTGGACCGAGTCCGAATTGGGGGCCCCAAAGTACGAGATTTTGACGGATCGGTGCCTGTGGTACGTTCTCGATGACTGTGTAGGGGTGTCCCTGTAGTAGCTTTCGGGTGATCGGAATGAGGTTCGGGTACTCGATCTTGTCGATCCAGCGCGCGGAACTTGGTGAGAAGGCTTGGCATGGTGGTGATGCCCAGATTAGATCTGCTTTTTTCAGGATAAGTGGTAATGCGTGAATATCCGCTTGCACGAAAATACCCGGATAGTTTTTGTGTCTTTTGAGGTCGATACCGATAACGGTAAATCCTGCTTGTTGGAGTCCAAGACAGGTGCCTCCGCCACCACAAAATAAATCGATTGCTAACATCTTGTTTTCCTCTATGCTCGGCTAACGTTTTTAGGGGTAGGCTTTGCGTTATGACCTCTCTGAAGGGTATCATAGTGGCAAAGCCTTGAAATGCGTTCTATGGGCAAATTTGTGTCTTTCGGTCGATGTGGTTTGGATGGCGAGAGGTCAAGCCTTAAAAATCTATGAGATATTACCTGAAAGGGGATTGGAATTAAAGTTTTGATCTTATGAAGTTTGGGAGACCTCTTGTAAGGGTCTATAATGGATTGGTGGGACGGCACAGAGCGTGCCGCCTATAAGTCCACCGTTGAAACTTCACATTCATTATACTTGAATCTCGATTTTAGAAATTAAGTATAAGGCATAATTTATCTTGAATATACTCTGCTGAGTATATTAAAATAAAAGTAAGCGGTTTCAAAACTCCCAATTTTGATCTCGCCAGGATCGTGATACAATTTCCTCATTCATTGTTTCGCGATCCGTTTACTATATTTGGTTTTTCATGAAGCAAAAATATTATATCTGAAAATGTTAAATTTTCAAATATTTTTCATAAATTGTTTCGCATCAGTACTATAATGTTGAAGATTGTGCTAAAGAAAAAGATTGCTGAAATTATGAAAAGTACAATTTTGAGTACTGGGTTTTCGATTAGGACTGTGACGCACACTAATCCAAGAGCCAGTATGAATTGGGTGATTACGATTTGAAGTAAAAGATTTCTCATGTAAGATTCGAGAGATGCTTGTGTGAGAACATGTTGGATGATGAAATTCAGCGGTGTGTACTTCCGCTGTGGATCCCATGCAACGGCATGATTCAGTAGCCATTGCTCTGCTGAGTGAGCTGTCTTGAATCTCTTGGGAATGCTGGTTCTGAAAATTAATCCTCTTTTGACGAGTGGACAGATCGTGTACCCGTGCGAGAAAGATTTTCGGTGAATTAGTCCGACGTACTTGGTTTTCGTAACGCCTCTGCGGGTGTCAAGCACAATCGCACTGTTGCCTTTCCTTTGGAAATTTAGCCCTTCAAGAGTGTTCATAGTTCCTCTGTACTCGTGTGAGGCTTGACATTTGCGATAAGGTATGTTAAGATAAAAATGGCTCTAACATAGTATCGACAGCCTCGTTATTATGTGAATCCGCCAGGTAGGGGAAGTTGTCCGCTTCCCCTTTTGCTTTAAAGGGGTTATTGCTTTGGGGTTATCGCTCTATGCCAGTGGGGGGATGTTGTTTTGTTCAAACAGCAAATTGAGCGCGTCCCCGATTACGCGCTCCATGGATACATCTCGATCTGCGGCAATTAGCCGAACTTGGCGATGCACCTCTGCTGGATACCAACCTTGAAGAATCTTTTTGCCTTTCCGAGACTCCGGTCTGTTTTCAGGTTCACTGTCTGGTGTCTCGATCTCGGTATTTCCTTCTTGCTTTTCCTGTAAAATTGCTTTGAGACTTTTCTTGTTGTTCATGTTAGCTCTCCAGTTGTTTTTCGACGTATTCATATAAAATTTGTGCTTCGATAGATGCCTTACTTTTCGGCAGATATTCTTGTGCGGATAGTCCGTGGTTGAGGGCATGCACAAAAGCAACACGGTGACCGAGTTCACAAGGGGCGCACTGTCCTGGATAGTTTCTCAGGGCGTCGCGTGCTTGTTCTCCGAGTGTTGTACTTGCGGGAACGGAATTGAGAATGATGTGTGCTTCGGTTTTTGCGATTTCGCATATCGAGAGTGTTGAGGCGATAGCGTCTAAGTCCATGATCGAGGGCTTGCATGGGATCAAGGCAAGGTTCGCTCTATATGCCACGTCCAAGGCATCGTGTCCGGCGTTGGGGGGTGTGTCGAGTATTGCGAGGGTCGCTCCGTTTTCTTCAGCGGTTTCAAGCCATTGTAGGAGACGGGATGTCGGTGTCGCGATAATAGCGGGTGAGTCGGCATCTCGGTAGTCTCCCCATTTCGCTGCGGAGGTTTGGGGGTCGAGGTCGATGAGCACAGGGCTGTGTCCGGCGTTTTTTGCGGCAACTGAGATATGTGTTGCGAGTGTCGTTTTCCCGGTGCCACCTTTACGGCTCATGATTGCTACTGTTTTCATGTTGTCTATCCTTCCTTGTTTGAGATTCAGCAGCGTTGGTTTGTTTACAATGCAACATAACAACAATCAAACATACCAACGTTGTTGTAGTGTAAACGTTGAAAAGGATATTTGGGTTACGGTCTTTGTTGATCTTTCTCTTTTATGTAGAATCACAGGAACAGTTTGGTGTTTGGAAATGTCTCATAAAATATTTATATTCGGGGTCTTCTTTCATAAAGGAATGATTTGGTTGATTTGCGTGGCATTTTATACAAAGTGCTTTGAAAAAGTTAGGTGTGTTAAATCGTCTTCCTTCAATATGATGCGTATGTAGAAATAATCGGCGATGTTGTAAATTTATTTGGCAACATTCGCAGGTCCAGTTTTTTTCTTTACGATACCATGCTGAAAGTGCTATCCAATATTCGTTTCTGTGAGAAATTGCTGGTGGTGGATTCTCGTAATTTGAGAAAAAACTATCTCTGATAGTTATGCTTAATGTTGTGATTTGCTCAATATTGGTTCGATTAAAAGTTTCGCGTTACGTTTTTTTTATCATGAAGAAAGGTGCGTTTCAATTCCAAACTGGTTCGATTAGAAGAAAAATAAAGAAAAACGTATTCTCTTACTCGCTGCCGTTTCAATTCCAAACTGGTTCGATTAGAAGTCTATGGAAGGACTTTCGCCCCCGTGTGTTCCGTATGTTTCAATTCCAAACTGGTTCGATTAGAAGCTTAAATGTAACGTTTTTAGGAAAACGTTACATTCATCCTCTGCCTGGATCTTTATAATCTATATTCCAGCGAAGAATTTTGCATAGAATTGTTATAAGGATCCAAACAGAAACACCTAAAATAAAATCCATTTAGATTGTTCCTTTTATATTTGGCGGTTTATCCGCCTGGCTTAAGCCTTTGCCTTGGGGCTGGCTTGACTATTATAGTTATATACGGCTTTTTGTTCTGCTTTTATACGACTCAAAGATTATCCTTAATAAACTTCTTCATGTTTTAGTATAAAGTGGGGAATTTCCCCGGCCCCTCGGTACAAAATCCTTGTCAGGGGACTTGGATAGGACCGACACGGTGGTGTGTCGGCTGACAACCCTATCCGACCGAAGTAATTTAATTCTACAATTTTTTGTCAGAAAAGTCAATTTTTTTTTATTTTCTGAACTTAACGTTTGGAGACTTTTGTTAAGTTCGGGCTTTTTTGGCTCTAAAATATGGTGAGTTGGTTCGGGTGTATCTTAGGTTCTTTTTTAGGCTCAGGTTCTGTCTCGATTCCGAAGTTTTTGATCGGGTACTGGTTTTCTACAGGGTCTTGCTCACCTGGTAGACAGAATTTACCTTGTCCTGGACGTTTGTGGCTCCATTGTTTGAAGAAGAATGGGACTTCCCTGATTTTGCATTCTTTGTAGATGTTGTGAACCCATTTGTACTTGCAAGGGCGGTGATTGGGGCCGCTTTCGCCGCCGACGATGACCCAGTGGACATATCCGAGATCTTTTTTCAGTCCTTCGGCGATGTCTTCGAGTAGAGGTTCACATGAGAGAAACCGGATGTCGGCTTTGATTTCACGTAGTTGTTTGACTCGATGGAGAACTTTGTTATTTTCGACGCTTGTGCCGATCCAGACGTGAGGCGGAATGTCGAGCCACTTCTGTGCCTCTATGAATCGCTCGGGGCGTTTTGTTAGGACTTGGTATTGGTGTTGGCTTGCTTCTCGCATGACATCAAAAATTGCGGTAAGTTCTTCGTCTGATACGTCGGGATGGCAAATATCTGACATGGAGCAAGTAAAGACCATCCGAGGATTTTTCCAGCCTTTCGGCTGTTTGAGCCGCTCTTTGATGAATTTGGCGTTGCCTTTCCATTTGGTTTTGTCCGAATTGATGATTTCTTCATAGTGTTTGATTCCTCGTTTTGCGAAGTCTGTTGCTATGGCTTCTGCGTAGCAGTTGCGGCATCCTTCGGATACAGGTTTACATCCGATTACGGGATTCCAGGTCTCGTCTGTCCAACCGATGTTTGATGGCATGTTTTCTCCTATAGAATTTTGAGAGTGCTATGTTCGATTGTACTCTCTGGTGTCGGGTTATAGAGCGGTAAACTCATTTGGTATGGAAGGTTTAGGTATTCGATGGCGAAACGCTCGGTGAATTCACGAACAGACATTTGGATTGTTTCCAGCATGATGTAGAAGCTTCCGTCCTCGTAGATTCAACTGCCTTTGGTGCAGTGGAGTATCTTGGATGCTGAAATCTTGTAGGGCTTTTTGCGTTTGCCGTCTATTTTGATTGTGAGTTCGTAGAAATGCCCGCCGTCTTTGAAATAGCCTCGGACTTTGTGTCCTTGGAGTTTGAATGTAGCAAAGACTGACCATGGCGTGGCATCGAAGTACTGATCCTTTTTTTCGTCTTTATAGAGTGCTATGATCCGGGGGCGGTTTGGGTTTGGCGGCTCAAGCCTTCCGGGCGGAATACTGAGTAGGAAGAATTGTCCGCTTTTCTCGATGTAGTATTTGTTCTGGTTGTCTCGATAGATGTCAACTCCGTGCAGTTGGTGTGCGAGTGTCTTCGGTGTGTTTTTCATTATGGGGTTTTCTTTCTATGGTGATTGTTCTATCTTCTGGTGGTTTTATGACGAAGTACCAGACGGGGAGTAGAAATTCCCATATAGTTCTTTCAGTTTTAGTATCATCATACTCTCGTGTTGAGACTTTTAGAAGTGATTTTTTCATTTTGTTTTTTCTCGTGCGATGAAGAAGTATCCGACACCGCGTCCGTGTGCTTGGGTGCATTCTATTTTACCGGAGCCGGTGAGAACACCGATGGCGAGTAAGAATGTCTGGTTGTCGATGTATAGCTTTGTCTCTTTTCGGGTTTTGTGGATGTGTTTTTCGAGGTTGTCGAGCGGTATCCAGTTCCCGATATTTTCGGAAAACTTTTCGCTTCGAGGGATGGTTCGCATTGCCTCTAAAACGGCATTTGCTGTTTTGTGAAGGTCTTTCATTTTAGCTCCTTTTTTTCTTTTGCCTAAACTTTTTCAAGATTCGTTGGATGAACGTTTTTGGGGGTTGGTTTGGTATTATCTGGTCTGTAGGATTTTCCACTTTGGGTAGTGGTAGTTGAGCGACATTGGAGTTATCTTCCTGCATAATGTAGCATCTGATGCCTTGATTTCTGAGGTCTTTGCAACGACGGATGGCTGCTTGTGCTTTTATGTCTATGGCAATTATTGTCCAACAGTCGAAAGCAGTGCTGTACATATAGATTTTGTATTTCATTTAGTAGACTCCTGGTGGTCCTGTTTCCTTTGTTTCCGGGAATATTCGTATGCGGATGATCCACTTGGTGGTTGTTTTACGTCCGATGAAGGGTTTGGAGTCGCATCGGTAAAATGGTACGTCGGAATTTGGATCTTCTACATGGATTTTGTCCCACTGGAGACTGGCGTATGGAACGGCGTTTTTGAATAGGACAGTTTCCCATGCTTCGTTAGTTGGATTCCGAATATCGTCCTTGGCGTATTTGAATGCTTCGTTGATGTCTGGCATTCTGAAGTAGATGTCGTGTAGGCGTTTATAGTTTTCTGATTCAGGATCAGGTGGTTCTACACGGAGGATATAGAAGCTGGCTTCGTATTTTTTCATCGTAGCACCTCTATGAGCCTGAATTCTATGAAGTAATGGGTTCGTTTTGGATCGTAGGGATCGAGGTGCTTGTTCAGATCGTGGTAGGCTTTAGAGAATTCTTGGAAGTCTTTATAGCCTTCTTTCTCGGCAATGTATTGCTGTGTGTAGCCGGTCTTTGCAAAGAAAGTCTGTTCATCAGTGTGTTCGGGGTTCCATGTAATGACGTTGAGGACTTTTAGCTTTGCGAAGCGGGTTTCTTTCTTTCTTCCTGTGCTGGCGGTTATGATCTCACCGGGCATGGGGGGGCGTTTCCGCCAGTATCTTGCGGTGAAAATCTTGATTTTTTGAAGTATCCAGTTGTCCGCTGGTGGTGTGAATTGCATGTTCTGCATTATTTTCTTCCCTCTGTTTGTATGATAGGACTCGGTGCCAGTCGTCTGCCCGGAATATAGATTTTGTGTTCATTTTTGAAGTGTTCGTCACTGAATTCTGGTAGTGAAGTAAGCAGCGTATAGAGCCAATGAGGGACGTATTCTATAGGTTGATGTTCTTCAATGAAGTCTTCTCCTTCTTTTTTGATGAGGACTTTATGAAGTTTGTGGCGTTTCTCTGACTTGACGTGTTCAAAGATGTAGTATGAGGCGGGGAAAAGGTGCCACCATTCTTCGAGCAGGCTGTTTTCGTGTCGCTTCTGCCTGAAGTGGAACTTTGACCCGTGTGCGGGGATCACTTTTTCTTTTCTGATAGAGATCAGATAGACTCTCTGATTTTCTGATAGTCGTGAGAAACGATAGCTTTCTTGGGTTGTCACTGGGTTATTTTCCTTTCTTGTGTTCGGTGTTTAGATCAGTGAGGACATCTTGAATTTCTTTCAGACATTCGTTATTGAAAACTGTTGATGGATATGGGTTGAAGGTATACTGTCGCCATGCTCCGTACCAAGCAATTTGACCTAAAATCGTGCTGCTTCCGTTATTGATAACGTTGATAACGACGGTCTTAGGCTTTCTGTGTGCGATTACGAATTGGATGTACTTGGTCTTTCTATAGATTGTCATGGTCTAATTTCCCCTTAGTGGTTCCACAAGATCGGCGAGCATTCTTGGGTCTCTGTATGCGGCATTTAGCCGGGCAGAGATGACTGCCCACTCTTTGGCGGTTAGTTCAGTTCGTGATTCAACTTTGTAAATTTCTTTGATGTGTTCCCATATATCTTTGTCGGAGACTCCGTGGTGTTTGAGTTTTGGCTTGAGTCTTGACATACAGGCGAAGCTTGCTTTGCGGTGTATGTCTGCTGCGGGATCGGTGTTCTTTTCGTTATCAGGTTGGGGGTGCCCGTTTGTTGCTACGGGTTCTGCCTCGAGCGTGAGGTCGTGTTTCCCGTTGGGCCCGTATAGATTGACGCGCATGGTTATTCTCCATTGCAATGGGGCAAAGCTTGACTTGCTTTTCAGCGAATTCCCGTTTTTTCTCGGATATTTCGGTGTCTCTGCAAAGCCTCGTTAGTTTGTTGATGAGGGTTTGTGTCTCATAAATTTCTGTTGGCATAAAGAGATTCATCTTAAGCTGTTCTATTGGGATCCCCTTGATAAATAGGATTTAGGGGGCCCGAAAGCCCCCTTCTGATATTTAGATGGTTGTGGTAAGGGAGGCCATGAGTTTTGGAACATCGCGCATCATGTTCATCCGGGTTTGCACAGTTTCTTGTCTACTTGCTACCGAGGATAGTGAATGTGCAACATCGAGTGCGTTTTCTACTGGATCGGAGCCGGGAACATCAACTTGAGGTAAGACACTGACACGGGTTGTCCTTCTGTCCCTTTCGTTTGCCTCACCGATATTTGGGTAGCCGTCCCAACCGGATTTCATGATATGGTAGGATCTTGCCGCGGTACGTTTTCCCCATGTTCTTGTTAGGACTTCATCGACCCAAATTTCGAGAGATATGCCATCGAGTTGATCGATGGGTACTCCGACTGATACTTTCTTTTCTCTCTATTGCCTGTAGATTTCTCGCTCTGAAAGTGTTTCTTGGATATGTTCTTCCAACTGTTCAGAGAGGAATTCGGGTGTTAGAGATGCTGTGTGTCTTCGGTTCATTCGTTTGCCTCGGTCGAGTTGTGTCATACCGTTCGCGCAGACTAGTCGATACCATCCAGCTTTAAAACCGAAAGTCATGCTTCCGTCAACGGAGTTGAATAGGGAAAGTTCAAGGTTCATGATCTTCCCGTCGCCGGGGTCAAACGTGAATTGTGGGAACCGAATCCTTAGCCACATTCGCTCGCCGAGATTTGTTTGGGTGAGCTCGCATGCTGCGTTATGATGGGAATATCCCATAGATGCTAAGGTTTCAAGCGTTACGTCGATAGCAGTTTGGTGCTGGATGAGTGAATAAGTTTTTGATACTGTTGCCACTGGGATGCCGTTGGTTTCGTTTACGATGGCATCGAGATGTGGGTTGGCGATGTGTGGTGGAAAGCCCGCGGGGTTTGTGAACGGTTCTCGACTGAATTTAGGGAGTATTGAGGAATTGATGTCCTGGTAGTTGATTTTGGTTTCTTCAACGGGACGACCTGTCCAAGTTTGTTCGTTAGACATGTGTGAGTCTCCTGTAAAATTGTCTGTAAAATTGTCTGTAAATAACACTATAATTATACCATAAAAAAACTTAAAAGGCAATAAAAAATGATAAAATTATAGGGTTTTGGTTTCGTACAGGTTTGATAAAAAGGGTTATTTGGAGATAGTGATCCAGTCGATGTGCATGTTTTCGTTGATTTCTGCATCATCTTGGGTGAGTTCTCGGTCTTCGTATTCACCTTTCCCATCTTGAAACGATGTGTATGCCTTCCATTTTGACGGATAGGATTCGCATTTGGCACTGAAGTTTTTCAAAGAAGCCGAAGTTCTTTGTGAGTTCTGCGACTTTCGCTTGGAATTCGGTCAAGTTGATTTCGTACATGGGTTAAGCCTCCTGTTTGAGTTCTCTGAGTTGTTTATCGATCTCCGATATTTTCTCGCGTATACTTCGCATGATTACGGGATGGCATTGTGCTTGGGGTTTCCGTAGATCGAATTTTAGGCGAGTCCTGGAATGTTGGAGCCGCTCTATTTTCTGTTCGCGTGTCCCGACGAACATGAAGTCTTCGTTTCCTTTGAAGATTTCGGATTTCTGGATGGCGATGCCGTCTATACCGGTGGGAAATGAGAATAGTAATTTGCGTAGATTTTCTTTTGAGATGTTGCCTAAACGTGCAGCTGCGGTGTTTATGCTCCACCATTTTCCGATGCCGAGCAAGTTTTCGAGCTGTGCTTGTGTGTAGTTTGGCATGGTTTCTCCTTGGGTGGTTGGAAGTATTCTCGCACGTGGCGAGGTAAGTTATCGTATTCTTCTCGGAACTGCTCATTTGACCAATCTTCGACTTCGGATATACAGGAACACGCGGGTTCAAACATATCCTCGGTATCGATGACAAGATCGCAGCGAGAACAGTAATTCCAATAGTCTTCTCTGATGACCATAATTTACCTTGGTGCTTCGAGACATTCTTTTGATTCTTTTGATTCTTTAATGATGCAGATGATAGATTGGCTGTTTTTGAAGACGATAAAAGCGCGTCGGATCTTTCCGAACTCGCATTGGAAATCTCTGTAGCAGATGCCGTCTTTTTTAATCCATTCACTTGTAGGGTTAAGTCCGAAGGATTTTGCTCGTTTTGTGGTGCGTGCCTTGGCTGATCCTATGGGTCCACTCATAGCGATAGGGAGGCAGGTATCTTGCCACTTTTGGGTCTCGTCATTCCAAAAAGCTATCCCTGAAATGTACATTTCCATAAAAAAATACTCCTTTCTAAAAAAAATAGCGAAGCGTTCTGTCCGCTTTCGTACATCGAAGCGGACAGGTTGCTGAAGCGAATATACGTCTTTGCGTGTAGCGTCTCTATAGTTATTGACTTTATGCCTGTTTATATGCTACTATAATCAGTAAAATAAAAGGAGGATTTTAGATGTCAGAAGAAAGAAAATTGACGACGGTTGAAGACTTGCTTGGTGGTTACAAGGAGAAAGACCTTGAACTTTCTACAGGTAAAGTCTTTACAATTCAGTCATTCGCACCCGGAAATTTGATGATAGATATTGGATCACCGCTTGTTCAGATGCTTATCGAGGCAAGTGAGGAAGATTTGCGTAGGACGACATTGGATATGCCGATGACGAATGCGGGTCGAGCTTGGACTCGGATCGAGCAACTTGTCTGTGATAATGTTACCTCTGTCCGATTTTCACCGGAGCCTCAGAATTATTTACCGACTGGGCTGGTTTCTTTACGAAGGCTTTCACTTGTTGAAATCCAAGAGCTCTATGTGGGGATTCAGGAATTGTCTATCTCACCGGAGGAACTTGAAAACTTTCGTAAAGTTCACAGAGAAAGTGAGGACGAATCAGAACAGTCGGAATTGGCTTCTGAGGACAGTGAGGATAGCGGAGAGGAGTAAAAGATCAGTCTACTCGTATCTGTTTTATCCTTGGCAGTACTCAAAGTTTTTTGAGTTAGCGATTGAAGAATTTATTTCGGTCATTCTGGATGAGGAAGCAGAAGGTGTGGTTGAGAATGAACCGCTCCCGGAAATGCCACGAGTGGATCTTAGTGGAGATAACTTCGATCCGTTTAATGTTGGTCTTAATTCTATGGGAGGATGAAGGTTTAGTATGTATACCGTTTTTTCGGTATTCATGCTTTTCCTTTATCTGATTTATTATGCGTCATCAGCGAAGCCTTACAGACGAAGAATTGGCGTTGCTTTCTGAACCTGTTGATCGTCCGACTGCAGAGTGGGACACATTTCAGGAGACGGGGCAATTGCGTCCAGTAGAGTCATCTCGACCGGAAGGACGAGTGATCGGTGGCCCTTGGGCTGCTTTTCATGGTGTTGAGGAACTTCCTGCTGATACCTCGCGGGAGGCTGATGATAATCCTTGGTATCCACGTTGGGGTGAGATAAGAAAGCATTTTTGGCCTTCTGCCGGTCGGTTGTATGATGAGGTGTTGGGGTATGTTTCACCTCAAATTTTATTTGATCGGTATGCTGGCTTTACAGAACAACAACGTGAAATAGGTTCTCTTGTTTCTGATGCTGCTCGGTCTCTTTTTTCTTTTGATGTTTCACCACATTTTTTGACAGGTTCAGAGATTGGTACCCTTCCTACGACTCCCGAAGAAGACCTTTCATTTTATCGTTCCCGCTTGGAAAGTCAATTTCCCCACACTGCTCCGTCTATGCCAGGTTATGATGATCCTAAAGTGGCGGAAGAATTGGAACTTCGGGAATTGAAGCGTAAGTACCCTTCACTTACTCAAATGAGTGAAGGGCTTCAGGCTCTAACACCGGTGCATCCTGAACGTGGATGGCAAGGCACACAGGCTCTTTCTCGTATGGTTGAGCAAGAACCTTTTGAGTTTGCATTGGATATTGGGCTGTCGGCTACAGGTATCGGTGTGGGTGCTGCGGGTGTCCGTGGAACTGTTCGTGGTTTTCGCGTAGCTCGGCGTGCTGTGAGTCCATTAGAGGATATAGGAGATGCTCTTAGTGATATTGATGTGTTGACGGGTGAGTTATCGCCTGTAGGACGTTTACGCCGTTCTACTGTGGATATAGAAGTTCAAGGGACTCGTTCTTGGGATCTTCAGAATTTATCGAGATTTGGTAGACGTAGAAGGGAATTGGGGACGGGTGTTCTTGTTTCGCCGACAGAGATCGTTACAGCTTCTCATACGCTTACTGGAAAAACGGATGCGGCTTTTCCGAATATAGAACGAATTACTGCGACAATAGCTGGTGGTCAACGTATCGATGTTGGAACAATTTCAGGGCTTTCGCCTGAAGCAGATATTGCGGTTTTGGATTTACCGGACTCTGTGGACGCTCCTTTATTGGATATTGCTGGCGATATTGATGACTTTGATGTGCTTTATGGTAAGTCTCGGATTGGCGAAGGTTATGATTCAGGGACTATTGGTAGGGAGATTGCTCGTGATCCGATAACGGGTGCGGCATTAAGAGAAACGAGCTATGTCGGTCGAGGTGGGTTGTCAGGGGCAGGTTTGGCTACTGAACGTGGTCAGCTGGCTGGTATTTATTTAGGCACTTATGACGATGTGGGTATGTTTGCTGATGCTTCTACGGTTCAGCGTTTTCTGGAGGAAGATCGTCCTACGTTTGACGTTCAAGATTTTGATAGATCGTGGCATCGGCAACGCTTAATGGATCGTGCTTTGTATAATAGAGAGGGTGCTGAGATTGGATTAGGTGTTCGATCTTTGGATGCTCTTTCAACTTTTGGTAGTCAATATGAACTTCAGTCTCGTGATCCTGATGATGATTGGCGTGGTTCGCTTTTGGGTATGCTCGAGGAGATGGAGCAATATAGACGTGTTGATGAGAGGCGATTGGCCTTAGATGATATACAATCGGCTATGTACGAGGGTTTAGGCTTCTCTCAAGATGCTACGCTTGCTGAAATGTTCCGTGCAGTTGAAAAAGACCCGGAATTGTTTTTCTATGTCGGTCGCCGCGGTGTTGATGTTGAGGATAGAGCCTATGTTGATCGTGGAGAGACGAAGCGGTATCGCCGTTGGGAAGAAGCTGGCTCTCCAGTAGATGAATTTGATTTTGAGAAAAGTAGTCGTCTGGTTCCGGCTGGTCAATTTCTTTCGGCTGAAGGTGTGGCTTCGCAGCACCCGCATGTTGTGAAGCATGGGGTATTCGGGTATGGAAACATTGAGGCTTTGGGGCAGCACTTGAGACAAGTTTTTGAAAAGGCTGGAGATGTTCCGCTCGATGATTATTCTTTACAGTTGGTGAGAGGTAGACCTTCTGAGATAGATGCTACAAAAATCGGCTATGGGGATGTAACGCGGAGATCGTCTGCTGATTTTCTGCCTGGAGCTCAAGGGTTACTGGAATTTGATTTGCCTTCGTTGGATGTTTTACGGGATGTTTATTCTGAAGTGAGAGGGATGCGTTCACATCCGCGAATCGCTGAAGGACTTTCATGGATACCGGATCCGACGGTTACGAAAGATAGAGAAGGTCAATATATCCCTGTAGGTGAGAGACCGTCAACGGTAGTTGTTACGGAGCAGCTCTCTGATGAGATGGCGTTGTCTCGTATTCAGATTGCTCGGGGAACACCAGAAGGAATGGTTGTTGAACCGATGCTATTTCATGCCGAGGGACGGGCAAAGGCTGTTAAACGGAAGCCTATGCATGAGTGGACACATGAGGAATTAAGTAGGGAGACGCTTGTTGGGGAATCTTACTGGGTTCGGCAAGCTCGTGCTGAGATGTTTAGGAGACGTTTTGAATCTGCTAAGCAGCTCAGTGAACGCTTGGCAAATGCTCCGCCTGGTCAACGGATACCGGTGAGTTATGGGCGTGCTTTGCAGTCAGAAATTGCGCGAGACTTTGCTGCGGCTAAAAAACAGTCGGAGACTTGGGATTCAGAATACTCTTTTGAAACTGATATTGCCGCTGCTCATGCGGCTGAGGGGGCGCGGGATCATACGGAGGCTTTTAATCCACAGGACTATAAATCAGAATCTTGGGAGCCGGTAGGCGGTTATGTGGCTGACGATGATAAAACAGGACAGTTTTATGAAGGTTGGGTCGATGAGCATGGTGATTTTCAGGATGTTTGGAAAGAAGGCGAGGAAATTGAGAAACAGGAATTGGATGTCTTTTTGGAAGTGGAGGGTGATGATTATACTGAACCGGTGGCGGTCGGTTGGATTGATGAGTATGGAACCCATGATCCTGGTATGGATACTCCCGCGGGGATTGATGCAAATAAGTTGGCAGTTGATGTCGCTCGTGATGAACAGCGGCGTTTGTCGCCGGAGTCTCAATTGAAGATTTGGGACATGTTTTCGGGGTATATTGAGAGACGGGAATATGAGCAGAAATTATTGACTGAGGGGGATCCTGAGTTAGAAGCAGAAATTATTGCTCGTATGGATGTCCGTGATCCTGATTGGCGTAGAAAGATGCGTGTTGCCTCGCGAGCGGATCGTTCTGTTCAGTCTCCTGGATTGCGTCCTTATTGGGAGCAGGCTGTTGCGGAACAACCGTCTTATGGTGTTAGTGATGAGACGCTTTTTCACATGGATATTCCGCGTGAAGAATACTATCGATCTCAACGAAAGCATTGGCAAGTACGTGCCGATGAGCTTTGGTATGGTGGGCAATTTGAGGAGTATTATCACCATGTAGAGCCGGTTCGGGAGCGGGCGTATCAATTGCATCGGCAGGCTCGTGATGCTGAATCTGCTGATCGTATTCAGATTACGGTAGGTGAAAAGGATACTTCGGCAGTGTATCCTGAGAGTGATGTTGATGCACAGAAATATCATTCGGCAGCTGCTATGGGAGTCTATTTGCCTGATCCACCAGCAGCGCAATTGGCACAGACGGGAGTTGTTGATATTTCTATCCCGAGGCATGATCGAAGATTTCGTGATGAGACAAGTTTTGAACGGGCACCGGATGATTTAGTGCTACGTGGGCAGAGACAGCAGCGTTATGGTGCTGAGCCGATGGATATTTTCATGGAGAATATCCTTTGGAAAGAAGCGGGTATCGAGGAAACGAAAAGAATCCCGGAAGTGAGTGGGGTAGTAGATGAATTTGTCTATGCATCGGAATTGGATGAAGATGTTGTTCGCTATAAGAAACCATCGGGGGCGGTTGAGAGTTTTAATGTACCTGAAGCGGAGGCGTGGCATCGGAGTGATATAGAGGAAGGGCGGCTGGCACGTCCCCAGTATTCTTTTCGAGATTCAGACACTGCTCCGCCTGTAGATGTTTTTGATGTTTATGGGTTAACAGAAGGAACGGAGTCTCTCACTTCTTTAGACTTGGCTACCTTGGGTTCGGTTCGACGGAATGTTTTGGAGAGATATACACCTCGGAGAGTTTGGGAAGCGGCACAGACGGCGGAGTATCGTCAAGCAGCGCGTAGACCTATCGGACAGGGTATTGAGGAAGGCTTAACGGCTGATGAATTAAGGGACATCCGTTTGAGAGGTGAACAGATACGGGCTGAAAGGGCGTTTAATGAAGCAACGGCTGAAGGTGTTGCTTATGAGGCTGAAGCGCGTCGGACTGCTCAGGCTGGTGCTTATCGGATGCAAGAGGATCCGGCTGCAGCAGGAGCGCGTGAAGCGGTAGCAGAAGAATTTAGACAGGAAAGGGAACGGGCGGATAAAGCTTTTCGTAAAGTGTGGGATGAAAGTAAGCGGGTTATTCGGGAATCTCCTGGAGAACTTCCCGAGGAAATTGCTGATCCGCCGAGTAAGATCAAAAGACGCTATAATTTACACTCGTTGCCTTGGGAAGATGTTGAACCGCTTGACTTGGATACGCCTCGCGCGCGGTTGGCTGGCTTTGGCGGTATTGAGAGTGAACGGACTTATGGGCTTGAAATTGAACTTATTACAGATTTGACACGTGCGGATATGGAGCGTGAACTTGAGTGGCAGATGGCACAAGGGTTATCACTGAAGTATGATTTATCGTTGAGGACGGCACGTTCTGAAGTTGCTCTTGAACATCATCCCCCTGCTCATGTTCAGTTTTCTCGGATGCATCTGCCTGGTGAAATTCAACGTGCAGAAGCGGCGGATTATGAGAGGTACAGATCGCAGTTTACGGGGATGCCCGGTGAGGAAAGAATTCGTCCGGAAGATTTTGAGACTCGGTACGCACATGAATTGGTTTTCCCGGTAATGCAAGGTGAGGAAGGCTTAGAATTAATCGGTCAAACAGTCCGAAGGCTTCAGGAATTTGAGACTGAATTGAATACCTCGATGGGTATGCACGTTCATGTGGGTGCCCAGGATCTATCGAACTATGATTTGGTTGGGATTTGGGGAGCGTTTGCGGCACGTGAAGATGTGATTGATCTTATGCATGAACCGTCTCGGAGAGGTCAAGGTTCTGCTTATGCGGAGACTTTGGTGAGGGAGCGTGGTGAGGGTTCGTTTACTTCATTGGGTGAATTGCTACGTGCGGAGATGCGAGGTGGCGATCTTTCTCAAGCACAACCTGTCTCGGAATTGGAACGGATGCGTTCTCGACTTGAAACTGCGCGTCGGCGGTCTTTGCTTTCATCGGAACGGCGAGAAGGTTTTTTGGATCAGGTAGGCTATGGGCATCGGTATCAGAAATTGAATCTTAGGGGATTTGAGCACCAGACGATCGAATATCGGCAACCGGCACCGACACTTGATGTTAGCGAGATTGAACACCATATCGGGTTTATCACGAACTTTGTGGATGAGTTTTCAGGGAAGCCTTTAGAGTGGGCGATGAGACAGGATCCGAGATTACAACAGGAATATGCTGGTCTCGATTTGGTATTTGAAAGACCTGATGAAACTGGACAGTTGCTTCTATTCCCGGAAACTCGGACTGAACTTCATTCGGCAGATGAATTGACACCTTCGCAACGACAGGCAATGGAGCATACCTACGGTGCGGCGGCTGTGATTGCGGGTCCGGGTTCAGGTAAATCCAGAACATTGTTGGAGCGGTTGCGCTACTTGACTGAAACAATTGATGAGCAGTCTGGTAAGCCTATCGCAAGACCTGAAGATATTCTTACGCTCGTTTTTGGAAAAGAAGCAGAGAAGGATTTGATTGGACGGGGTGGAGAGTTTGGCGGCCCCTGGAACATCTTTACGGTTGACGCTTTTGCGCGTGGCGTTGTTCGTGAGAATTTCGGGGAGCTTGGGTATGCACGGGCACCGGATATTTCTACGAGTACTTTTGAGGATTGGCTCTCAGGGAAGCAGATACCAGAATTGGGGCTTTCGGGAGTTGGTGGTGACGGTGTTGAGGCATGGGCAAAACTTTATGAGGAAACTCGGCGTGGTTTTACTACCGGTAGAGAAGATTATTCGGCTTTACCTGAAGGGTTGCAAGGAGCGATCCGTGATTATCGACTTGAGAGATTTCATGCTGCGGAGATGGATTTTACTGATGCTATTTCGCAAGCCGGGTATCTTTTAGAGACGAATGAAGCGTTGCGTCAACGGTATCAAGATCGTTTTGAGTTTCTCCAGGTAGATGAATTTCAGGATATATCGCCGATCCAGTGGCGGTTTCTTCAGAATCTTTCTCCGAATCCTTGGGTTGTTGGTGATCTTGACCAAGGTATTATGTCCTTCCGTGGTGGCACTGGCACGGTGATGCGTGAGATGATTGAGTCTGGTGTCTCGTTGTATAATATCGAGGAAAATTTCCGCTCGACACCAGAGATTGTTACCGCGGCACAAGGGTTTATTCGATCGAATCTTGATAGACTTGATGTATCGCAATCAGCAGTGAAACCTTCGGGTGAACCGGTTATGATGGTTGGTGTTTCGCCTTTGACGACTGAGCAGCAGGCGATTGCGCGTATTGCTGAACATGTAAGAGAAGGTGAAGAAACAGCGATTTTAACTGCAACGAATCGTGAAAAAGATGTTTTTGAACATGAGTTGGCTGCTGAGCTTCGGGGTCGCGGTTGGGAAGATCAGCAGATAAAAGACCATTTGACCTTTTCTACTATGCATTCTGCGAAGGGGCGGGAATGGCAGAATGTTTTCCTTCCGATTAATCTCCTTGAATCTGATTTTGGGAATACGCAGAGGCTTTTTACATTGCCTTCGCCTTATGCTCGGACTCCGTTTGATTTTGCTGAACAGGAACGGGTCTTTTATGTCGCGATGACACGAGCACAGGAACGGCTTACAATTTTTGGGGATCCGCAGCATCCGTACTATGAACAGGTAACTCGTGCGATAAGTGGTGTGGAGGAAGGTGCTGTGCCGTCTTATCTTGAACCACCGGATGATGTCCCGGAAGCTGCTGCGGCTTCAACACGAGGTGGTTTAGGCGGGTTCTTTGAACGTTTTGGTTCTGGACTTGATAGGTTTTTGCATGGCGATCCGACGCAGCGTACTCCGAGACGGGAAGGACGGCGGCGAGCTCGCACTAAAACGGAATTGCATTCAGTGGATGAGCCTTATCGTGAAGGGTCTGATATTCCCGGTTTGGATCAGTTTCTCGATGTAGCAGATAGACATCCGGGTATTTTTTATCGGTTTGAGAGTGATGATCCGTCAGGGTATGTTTCACAAGATTTAGCACAGACACATGCTATTTTGAGAGAACATGAAGGACAAGCAAATTTACTTCCAGATTCTTTCATGGTGCCGGAGTTCGGGAAATATGATACGCTTATTCGTCCTGCTGGACAGGATCGCTGGAGTTTGTATGATCAGCAGCATGAGCAGGTAAATCGGGGAGAGAGGGAAGGAACTTTTGATCTTTATAGGGAAGAATATGATAGGGAAACGGATGATTTTGAATTTGTTTATTCGGGACCGGTGGAGATTGGTTATGTTGGGAGGCGTGGACTTTATGGGCATGTGGATCGTAGCTCTTTTGTAGAGGTGAGTCTAGAAGTGTTAGGGTTTCGGGCATCTCAAACGCCTTTGCAACTTTCTGAAACTGACCGACATTTTTCTGTTCATTATGGAACATCGACTCCGTTTCGGCAGTACATAGGTGATCTGTCGGAGGGTGAAGATGTTTTTATGTCGCATGGGGTACTGGCTCGGTTGCCAGTGAATTTGGATACTTCTGGAAGTTATGGTCAGCAACGTTATGCTGTTAATCCCAATTTAGGAGAGTTCATTGAAGCGGGTAACGTAAATTTGAATTGGTTGGCTCAGTCGATAGAGGCTCTCCCGCAGAATGTGAATGCTGATCGGATATGGGGTGATTATCTCGCGGGGCAACAAGGTTCGGAATTGCTTGGACTTGAGCGGGCTGTTGAGGGGAGTCGGCAATGGTTGGAAGGTAGACATCGTGGAGCGGTTCGTAGGGCGAGAAGTCGTCGAGTGCGCACTGATTTGCATAGCTTGGATGATTCAGATGATATTAATGCAAAGCTAAACGATATATGGGAAGATGAGCAAAACTTTTATGATGCGAATTTTGCTTTAGATCCTCCGACTCCGGTTGAAGCTAACCCGGATATTTTGTTTGGGACTGATCCTACGCCTGAATCCGCTCCTGAATCTGTTCCTGATATTTTATTTGAATCTGAACTTGAGTCTTTTGCCTCTGATATTTCCGCTGCTCATAAGAGCGTGATGTCGGTAGAACTTGGACGTGGTTTAGGATTGGGGCAACGGCTTTCTCGGTGGTTCTCTGAAGCAGTGGAGGAGCGTGCTTGGGGTGGACTGACGCATTCAGCGGCGAATATTCTACAGGATGCTGCGACGATTAATGTAGCGGCTTCGCTTGCAGTTGAAGGTGTTCGGACGGCGGTCGGGCATGATCTGAATATCGGTAGTCTGATCCATGCGGGTGCATCTACGATGGCGGCAATGGGGGCAAAGGCTGTTGATGCTCGTTTTGGGTCTCGTGGTGTGCTCCCGGAAGCTCGTGCTGATCTTGGTGCTTTGGCTGATGTTATTCAGGATGTCCCGGAAGATGCCGCGGTGCATTTACAACGGATTTTCGAGGAAGCGGGTGCTGGTACTTCACGTTGGCGGCGAGGGAGTCTTGCTGATCAGTTAGAGCGTTATGACTGGAGTGGTCTTGAGTCGATGTTTGGTGAGTCAGGAGCGGCTTACCTCGATGAATTTGCTTACCAGACACGGCGGTTTGGACAACGAAGCTATGGGACACAACGGAATTGGCAGGAATCATTACTTGATATTTATGCTGGTGGTATTCCACGCGCAACTCGGTATACTTATGATCCGAAATCTGGTGAAGTTGATTTTGAGATGAAGCGGCGGTGGACGCTCGATAGATTGCTCGAGGCGGGTTCGGATCGGTATCCACATTCACCGATAGGGGCGTGGCATGCTCGTCGTGAGCAGTTGAGAGAAGACCCGCGTCAAGATATGCTGCGGCATGTCTTTGGACCACTTCAAGGTGAAGATGTTAGACCACACGAGTTGTACATGTTGCTTCCCGAAGCACGCGGAATTGGACGCTTATTTGGGCGTTTCCATAGACGGCCAGATAATGATTGGGTCATGGAAGATATTGTTCGTGGTGTTGGGGCAACTCGATGGGTGGATCGAATTGCTGAACGGAAGGAATTTAGGCGTGAACATCAGAGTATCCTTGAAGAACGGAGACGCTCGCCTGAGCTTTATCAGTGGCAAGACCCGGCACATTTCTATGGTAAGATTGCCGAGTCGCTCGGTATAGATACCTCGGATTTTGAAGGTTTTGGAGAACGTTTGGGGAGTCCATATTCTGAGTATGGTCGCTTTTTCTCACGATTGCCTAAAGCTGCGAAGTATCCGGTGATTGGTGGGGGTGCCGCCGTCGGTGGGAAACTTGGTTATGAGTTATTCTTCGGTGGAGACGATGATGAAGAATTAGTTCTTGATGATCCTGCTGGCTATTCGTTGTCTGCTCGGTATCCGATACTTGGTGCTGTTCAGCGGACACTTCCATATCGACGGTTGCGAGCGAGAGCTGAAAATCTTCTCGATGATGTTTATGGTGAGGATTCTTTCCACAGTGAGATGTTGAAATCGATTGGTCTCGGAAAGAAAGGGAATTTGCCGTGGGAAGTTAAGCAGACTTTTGTTCAGACTGGACAGATTCATGCTCTGGTTCAGTCGGGGATGCACGTATCGACTTTCTCGAATATCTTGTCTCGGTATCCGCTGCTTGCAGCACCAGCGGCTTTCTCGGCTGCGCGGGATGTGATCTCGCCGCCGGATGAAAGGGTGGTTGAACCTTCACAGTCTTTTTGGTCTAAATATCAATTGTCGCCTGATCCGTGGATACCGCGTTGGAATCCCGAACCTCCGACTTCTGGACAGATAAGTGCATTACAGTCGCAAGGGCTATTGGCTGATGATTATGAACTTGAGATTCCTGAACCGCCGTCGTGGGCTTGGTGGGATCCGGTTGAGAATTATCGTCGTGATGAGGAGGTTCGTGGACAGAAGTTGGCTACGGAAGGACAGGTGGATCTGCTTGGGTCTTTAGGGTTGTTGCCTGAAGGTTATGACCCTTCTGTTCATGAGCCTTCAGAGATTTCTTTGAATCGTGGACAACCTGGAATTCAGGATGTTTTGCCATGGTCGGTTTATGGGATGTTTGGTGTTCTGCCGGAGACAGGGTTTTCCTATTTTCGTTCGCGTGGTGATATTCAGCGGAAGGATGAGGAAGGGAATTATAGGATTGATGGCTTTGAATTTGATGTTCAAGAGTCTCCGTTCCCTGGTTTCAATCCGTGGCTTGACCCACATCCAGAGGGGATTTTGGGTGAAAGTCCCCCTGCTGAGGGGAGTTTTGATTGGGATTTTGGGCATGGATTGTTGGGTATTGGTGTCAATCAGTTTGCTGGAGTTGGATACGGTATTGGTGGTGGGATTCCTGATCCCGATGCGGAACTATTGGAACTCTATAAGGAACTTGGTATAGATCCGAAGCGGATTACAAGGGAAGATGCAAGTAAGCTGATTGAGTATCAGAAGAAACAGCGGGAGGCTCAAGGGAATAAGGCGACGGAGAAACAGATTGTAGCATTGACGAAGATGTATCCGGGTAAAGATTTGTCTAAATTGACAAAAGAGCAAGCCTCGGAACTCTTTGATGCTTACGAACCGCCGCCTAAAATGGCATCGGATGCACAGCTCACGGCGTTGAAACGGATGTATCCTGATAAGGATTTGTCCGGGCTGACAATGGCACAAGCTTCAGAACTTTTTGATGCTTATGAACCGCCACCGAAGATGGCAACGGAAGTGCAGAAAGCGGCGTTGACTCGGATGTATCCCGATAAAGATTTGTCCGGACTGACGATGGTACAGGCTTCGGAACTTTTTGATACTTATGAACGTCCGGCACGGAGTCAAGATGCAACGCAAGCTCAATTGGATTACTTAGATCGGCTGCGCGGTGGTGGTTTCGGTGATGTGATGCCTATTGAGGATGTTGATGAATCTGATGGGCTAACACGTCAGGAAGTTTCAGCTTTGATAGATTTTGAGAAAGCGAAACGGCGTTCTGCTGAGATTTCTCGTGAGTCGGCTGGACCGACGATGGCTACTGAATCGCAACTTCGGTATCTTGGACAGTTGAACCCGGAACGATATGGCGGACTTTCTGGTGCTACTGAAGATGTGATGGGTATAGAAGATGTTACTTTCGATGATGGGATCACGGCTCTTGAAGCGAGAACGCTTTTTGATTATGAGGACGCGGTTCGGAAGTCGCGTGAGTCGGCTGGACCGGCAATGGCTTCGGATGCACAATTACAGGTACTGCAACGGATGTTCCCGGATCAGTTCGGGGCATCGAGTGGTGTAGAAGTAGAAGAACCACCGATGATGGGAATCGAGGAGATAACTTTCGATGATGGGATTACTCGGCGTGAAGCGGCAGCTCTGTTTGATTATGGTGAGGCTGTACAGAAATCTGCCGGGCCCCCAATGGCATCGGAAGCACAAATTGCCGCACTTCAGCGTTATTTCCCGCAGATGTTTGAACCGACTGAACAGGCTGAGGAAGAACCGCTTGTACCGTTGGGGCAGATAGATTTTACAGACGGGGTTACGCGTGAGGAAGCACGGCAAGCTTTTCGGCATGTGCCTGAAATGCCGCCGCCGATGGCAACACAGAGACAGATTGATCGTTTAGAAATGGAGTTTCCGCATGCTTTCAGGCATGTCGGACGGGTGGATCAGTATCTTCAGACGGGTCAATCCTATGGTGTTGTGAAGTCTTTGGAAGACATCTATGATGCGGATACTTTTACCGGTATGCTTTTTGATGCACCTACGGGGCAACTTTTCAAGGAGGATACGGTTCGACTTGGAGATTTCAACGCACCAGAGATTAAGCCGGACCCGAGTAAGCCGCTCGAATATCAGGAACGTGAAGCGGCACGGGCACGCGAGGCACGAGATGTTTTTCGGTCTATGGTTCAGCGTTTTAATATCGGTCGAGATGTCGATCAGGAAGGCTATGTGATTCCGATTCAGTATAGGCATGATGCTCAGATGCTTGGTGGATTGGCTCGTGGGAAATATGGTCGGGTCTTAGGTGATGTTGATTTTGAAGGGGTTGATTATGAGCAGTTTATGATTCAACAGGGGATGGGGTCTGTCTATGGGGCGAGTGTCGAATGGGGTGCACGAGAGATTGATCCACTTGAATTGTGGCGGCGGTCTCCGACTTTCTTAGAACAGTTCGGTGAGGGGACGACGGGTCTCCTATGGCAAATTCCTGAAGTGGCTATTGGCGGTGTTTTTCAAGGTATGGATCCGTTTGATGCTCTTACTGAGACTGTGGCACAGGTGCCGGGTGCTTTGAAGGATATGGCGATAGGACAGGCAAAGCAGACATTGACTCAGGCAACGAAGGACTTTTTCAAGGAACGTTTCACGGATGAATTTACGCCGAATAATCTTTCATTCGCTCAGCGGTATATTGGGGATTTCGGTGGTGTCGGTGAGAAAGTAGGTGTCTTCAAAGATAAAGCGGCTGGCTTCCTTCAAAGTGGATGGGGCGCAGCTATCGCTCCGGCAGCTCTTGCGGCTGGCACTGCTATCATTGGAGAACGTAGCTTGGATATGAACTATGCTGAGGTTATACCGACCCGGGAAGATCGGGTGAAGGCGTTTGATCATTATGTTTCGCAGCGGCAAGAATCTACTACGGGGGGGGCGATGAGTTCTGATGATGCTGCTTTGCGGGTGATAAAGAAGGCGTTGCGTGAAGTGCTTTCTGAATCAGGGCTTGGGTCTATGGATGATCTATCGACGAAACTGGATCGGAAATTACGGGAATCGGATAGGCGGGGGATTACGCGTCCGAGATAAAGTGAAAAAACTGCACAGGAACGCTTTTAACGCTTTTCATTATTTTTTGTCTATGATACCCTTACTCATACTCGAAACTCGTTAAATTGACGTATAGGCGTTAGTAGAGTGAAATGAATTTGGGAGGTTGTTATGATCTGGCGAAATAAATATCGTATTCCTCATCGATGGCGAAAACGATGGTATGATTTTTTTACTCGGATCGCTTGGTGGGGTTTTAATTTCGGAATCGAGGTGAAACATGAAGATTGATACGGATGATCCGAGAATCCTTTTAGAGAATGGTTTCTGTGAGATGATCCGGCATATTCAGGATGTTGTTGAGAATCATAGAGTCTTCCCGGCTGAGATCACTTTGCCTGTGGTCGAGGGGAATTCTCAGAACTTGCAGCTTACTTTGAAGATGCAATGGTCTCCAAAAGTGGTTTCTATTGAGGAAAGTTCGTGAAGAATTAGCATATTAATAAGTAGTATTCTTTTACTCAGGGGTGGGACTGGTAGTTCTACCTTAGCATCTACCAAGTGTTGAGTAAGGGAATTATGAGTAAGAGAACGTGCTTTGGCGCGTTCTCTTTTCTGTTTAAGGAGGTTTTATTTTGAATGGTAATAAACGGAAGGGTCGAAAAGGGAAGAAATTTACGAAGCAAATCGCAAATCAGATTGCTCATTTTCTTCATGATGGGAAAACGGAAGACGAGATCCGTGCGGAATTAGAGCTTAATAATAATGATTTCTGGAAGTGGACCGCGCTTGCTGTCTTTGGGTTGCCGGATACGCGGACACCTGAAGAAGAAATACTTCGGGATGCTATCTTTGATGTGATGCTTGGTGAAACATTGCTGAAAAGGGTACTTGAAGTTTCAACTGATACAACAGAGAAGCGGATCATGAAGGTTACGACGCTTTTGAATCTTACGGGTCCCGAGGCTGCGGCTTTGGAACGGAAAGGTAATAAAAGGTTTGTCGAGGAATTTGAAGGCTCTGCTGTCAATTTGAAAGTGGAGGAAACGATTGAGACGATTCCGCCAGCTATATCGCTTTTAGAGAAACTTCTGAAATTGGCTGAAGGGAATGTCTCGGTTCAGAATGCTTTGAAACAACTGACACCGTTTAATCCTATTGATCCTGAACTCGAGGATGAGGTGTAGTTTTTTTTCTTTTTGCTTTTGATATTTTGCGTTTATGTTCGGCTGATTTGGGTTTTCCTTTTAGTGCTTTGGATAGTTTTTCGCGTGTTTCTTTGCTGAGTTTCTTTCCATAATTTGGTGCTTTCTCACCTTTTAAGGAATTGGATATTTTTTCGCGTTGTTCTTTGGGCATAGTTTTTCCATAGTTTGGATTGTCTTTGCCTGTGAGTTTTCCTTTTCTGTTTTTGGACATTTTTTGGATGCGTTCTTTGCTGTGTTTTCTGCCCTTTAGAGATTGTGCTATTTTTGCTCTATGTTCGGGGCTGTGTGGACCTCGTTTTTTACCTGTATTTCCTTTGGATATGTTTTTGGAAGCTTCAGGAGAGTATTTAGTATGTGTTTCTCCGCCAATTGTTAAGTTGTATCCATTAGGAGCGAGTGTTCTTAGCTTAGCAATATACCATTGTTCTACTGCATCTAATGCTTGAGGTGAAATGTGAGGGTATTTGATTATTTGGACATTAAAGTTCTTTTTTCCATGTTTTTTTATGGCTTTGGCTATGTATGTTGAACCACTGTATCCAGCTAAATGATTGGCAATTCGTTTTTTTAGTTTGATACTTTGTCCAACATATTGTTTATTGTTTATACGGTTTGTTAGAATATAAATACCTCTCATTTGTAACTCCTTTTTGCTTTTATTATATCGGAAATGGGTGTTTTTGTAAAGGATTTTTATGGCACGGATATCTGATTATAAACTTTATGGAAATGGACGGAAAGCGTGGCGGTGTCGTGACCTTGAGCTTATGCTTGTCGGTGGGGCGAACACAGGTAAAACGCTTTGTAATATGATGTTTGCGCATGTTTTTGCCCAGAAATATCCTGGAAGCCGGATACTTTTTGTTCGGAAATCTTTGGCGGATCTTGTCAGAAATGCTGTTGCGACTTATGAAAAAGTGATTCTTCCTTGTCCACTTGATGATCCGTCTTGTCCAGTTATATTAAAAACTACGAAAGAAGGTTCTTCGTATTATTTATATAAGGAGACAGGATCGGAAATTCATCGAGGTGGGATCAAAGATTCAGGCTCGATACTTTCTGGTGAGTATGATTTGATCATTGTTATTCAGGCGGAGCAGATAGATGAAGATGATTGGGAAGTTTTCTTGACGCGTCTCGGACGGGGTGCGGGTGCGAATGCTCCTTATGCTCAGATCAGAGGGGACGCAAACCCGCATATCCTTGGTATGATGCACTGGATTATGAGACGGAAGGGGATGACGCTTTACAAATTCTTTAGGGAGGATAATCCGGCTCTTTACAATCAAGAAACGGGTGAAATTACGAAGCTCGGTATTCAGACAGAGGATTTTCTGGATAGGCTTACGGGAACGAGGCGGAAGCATCTTCGGGAAGGGGAATGGACAGGATCGGATCGGATGGTCTTTCCTGAATACAACGATGATATTCATGTGATTGATTTGGAGTTTCTCCAACGTCTTGATGTGAAATTTGAAAAGTGGTACCTCGGTATGGATTGGGGGTATTCTATTGATCCTGGCTCTTTGACGCTTTATGGGCTGACAGAACCTTCAACACCTGACTTTTTTGATGAGAAGGCTTTGAGTCAGGAATTTAGTATTCAGCCTGAAGATTTGGATGAGATATTGGGGAGTTTGTTTGAGTTGCCATGCTTGGTTGCGATGCGGCAGACTTATAGGCTTGGGGAGTTGACACCTTTTTGGCGGAGACGGGCAATTGCGTATGATCGTTGGGTTCGGAGATATTTTGGCGGGTATGTTCACAAAATGATTTGTGATAAGTCTCGGCCGGATAATATTGAGGAGATGCGGTTAGGGGAATTGCCTGCTGTGAAGACGGACGGAGCACAGGGGAGTATTCGGGAAAACATTAATGCGATACAGACTCGGTTAGAGCGGAATACGCTTTTTTTCCTTCGGAATAATCTTGATGGTCGTGATGAAATTTTGGAATCGCAGTATAAACCGCTTTGTACGGCTGATGAGATGCCTCATTATGAGAATCCTAAGCCGAAAAAACTCGCTCGGAAGTTGCCGGATCCGGTCGGTGCTAATCATGGAATTGATGAGCTTGGTTATATTTGTCGTGATCTTCATAATTTCTTGGATAATACTGCTGTGGAAGTTGATGTTTTTTCTGGACAACAGGTTTTGGATACTCGGTTGTCGATTGAAAAGCCGCCGCCACCAGCGCGATGGCGAGGGTATATTAATTAGAGTAGTTCTAATTGTCCGATATATTTCATTCTGCGGTTTTCATAGGCTGTCTTGTAGGATTCTGCTATCTCGTAACCTATTCCGTTTCTTTACCTTTGCTTGGCAAAGATTAGTGCATAGCATCCGTATTGGCGTGTGCTATGCACAGCCAAACATCTATTTATGATACGCAAACGAGTATCGTTCGTAGGTTCGTTTATCACTCTGTCAGGAGTGTAGGTAGGGTGCAACACGAGGCGTATTGCACTGACAGCCCTACCAACGAACTTAGGAATATTATACGATATTTAGTGTAAAATATCAAGAGAAAATTAACAGACAGGTTTTTAGAAGAAAAAGAGTATCTGAATCCAATAACTACAAGGAATTTACAATCCTCCTATTTTCTTACCTATATCATATAAGATAAACTCTTTATTTACAAGGGTTTAAGGCACTTTCTACAACTTATTGCAAGTCCAAAACGACTAATTCCGTTTTCTTTTGCTTTGAGATACTCGGATGCGGATGTAACTTGGATGCCATATCCGTATGAATGGCAATCAGGAAGCCGTTGTAAGTTGGGATCATTGATGTCTCGTATTTCGTCGAGATTGGGTATTGGGTTGTTCATGGGAGTTCTCCTTTTTGGATTTATGAGAGAGATTGGCTGGCTCGGAACCATCCGATCCGTGGAAGTCCGTTAGGGAAGCTATGGTATGTTCCGAACCAAAGTAATACTTGGTGTGAATAACTTGTGCCGTAGGGTTTAACCTCGAATCGTTTGCCCCACCCTTGATTTTTCATCTTTTTCTCCTATTTACCAGATGCTGGTGATGTCGATGAGTTCGTTGTTCTTGAATATGCCCATGTATCGTTTGTCTTCGGTGAAAGTTTCGCAACTGAATTGGGATTTTACACTTACGGAGTTTGTTCCGGCGATTGTAACGTCACTTTTGTTATAGAACAGATGGGCGACGCACTTCTCGGAATTGTTGAAGATTAGTTCTACTCCATTCTCATCGTAGTCCGCGATTACGATGGCGGTGAGTTTCATGGGCACTCGGGTTTCGGTATTTTTAGACATTGCTGGTTTTCCCCTCAGTCATTGTGTTGTAATTTTCAAAGGCATATTTTAGGTATTCGGGAACAATGTATGTCCGAAGGGTATCACCTTCATAGTTTCGGAAGATTTTGACTTCTTTGTGACGAAGAACCCAATTGGGGTTGTCCCTTACCCAATGCCATTTGCCTTTTAGATCAGCAAAAAGTTGTGAGGGGTTGAATCCTCTCTTTTTCATGATGCGGGTGATAGCTGCTTTTATGCCTGAGACGGACTTTTTTGAGTTGATGCTGATGACTTCTTGGATCTCGGAGCCGTCTCCAGAAGTTATTACGCAAAAAGTTTGGAGGTTTTCTGGTCTGCTCATGGTCTCTCCTATCCTGTAGGTGGGTGGTAAATTTCAGCTGTCTTGGTGAAGAATTCTTTATCTTCGTCGCTGATGTCTTCCCATTTGGTTCTTGCGCGATAGAGGTGTGCCCGACCGAACTTAACGAAAATGTCTTGTGTTGCGAGGAAAAGAGCTTCGCCGAGTTTTTCGGATGTGCTGAGGTTCTTCGGTGATCTTGGTGTGGAATTGACAACCCAGTAGAGTCCATTCCATTGTACGACGGTGCCGGGAATGAGGGTTGTGTGTAAACCTTCGGCAGTTTCAACGTCTATGCGTCCTGGGATTGTATAGGGATCACCTGTTTTTAGGCATTCAGGGAGTTTGTCGGTTTTGATGAGCGTGCTCATAGGTCTCCTTTATCGTTGATATAGGGAGACATGCGGTCCCCCTATATTGACTATTAGTTTTTGTGCCCGGCGGCGTTATTAGACAGGCACCGGGCGGTATTGCCTAAAATCCTGTCTAATTAGAAGGGGCCGTCTCCGTTTTTCGTTTGGGTTGCCCCGTTATTTTTTTGGGTTTCTTCGTTCTCTGTACTGGGCTTGAGTTTGTCGTAGAGAACACCCTTGCGTTGTTGGAAATCAGCGAGTCCTATGAGATAGGTTTCCCAACCTTTGATGTCCCATGTGTTGGATTTGCCCCAAATATCCTGTGCTGTATTATACACGGTGAGTGTTGTGATACCAAGCTCGGTGGAGATGGTCTTGGTTTGTTGATGTTTGAACACTTCACGTGCTTTTTCTTTTGCTTCTTCTAAGGCTTTTGGGTCTTTGGTTTGCTCACTGGGTTGCTCTGAAGGTTGTTCAGATTGTTGCTCGCCTTCTTGTTCTGTGGGTTGTTCGGTTGTTTCTGGTTCGACGATTCCGGTTCCTGGCTGGAGTGTCGCAACATCGTACATACCAGCGAGGATGTCTTGTGCAACTTCGAGTCCTTCGGCTTTGGTTTTGAATTTGCCTAAGTCTACGCCAGCACCGTAGTTAGTTTCGTTTGTGATCCCGTGTGAGTAATCAAGTTCAGCAACGAGGCTGAATTCTTTATCTTCACCTTGGTGTGGGACGTGTTTTTGAAAACAGTGAAAGTTAGTTACGTGTGCGAGGTTCACAACTTGTTCGTTGTACATGAAGAATCTCATTTCGTTCTCCTTTTGGGCTATTGTATATTTCTGAAAAGTCCAACACGGGACTTAGGTATGGGGGTCATAAGCTATGTCGAATACCGATGACTCTTGCTAATTCCCAATCCCGTGTCTTTGGGTTGTATGCTACAATTAGCATCGTTAGAGTCCTATTGTAAGTTGGACAGGTTCAGGTGGGGGCGGCGGCTTCCAATCTTTTCCGAGTATCTCGGTTGCTTTTTCTCGTGAGATACCGAAGAAACGGGAGATGTGTCTGATACACATTTCCCGCTTTTTGTGTTTGGTAAAGAGGTGGCATTCTCTGCCGTACTCTGCCCATACCTGTTGTTTGTATATTTTTCCGGTTCGGAGTTTTCTAATCTCGGCACCGGATAGTTTTAGGTTTTCGGCTATTACGTGGAAAGGAATGTGGAGGTACCGGCTTTCGATGATCTGACGGGCAATATCATGCTGCTGTTTCAATTCCGCACTGAGCATCGCTTTCTTCTCCTATGCAGAGTATCCAGTCGTTCATTCCATATTGGCTTTTGTAAATGATGAGTGGAATAGGCTCTACGGGCTTTTTGTTGTCAAATGCGTCTATCCACTCTAAGAGTTGATCAGTGATTGCCATGTCGAGGACGGTCTCGCCTTTCATATCGTTGATTGCGATGTAGTCATCGACAAAGATTGTGTGTCCGGGAAACATCCTTTCGACAGCACGGGCGAGTGCACATTGTTCATGGTTGCATTTGACACCGTGATCAATGTCCTCTTGGGTGACTTGCCCGGCCATACAGTTTAGATCAAGTTTGGGATCAGTAAGGTCTATGTATGTCATGCTGCTTTTCTCCTGTTTTGTTGTAGTGTTCTTCGTAAGCTTTGAGGAACGGTTCGCGGTTTTTCTCTTGGATGGTAAGAATGAATAGTAGCCATTTCGTTTCCCTATACAGGTTTATTTTCGTCACTTTATTTGAAACTCTCTATCAGTTTAAGTATTTTCGCGATCTCCGTGATGCTCGGATCTCGATGGAGAATGGTACGGAGAATTAAAATCAATGTGTTCATATCTTTACTGCTAATTGTCAACTCTTTATCAGTCTCGTTCATTTTTAACATTCCATTTTCTCCTTATGTGATCTGTCCGTGGGTTGCTCCTTAATTTAGAGACCAGAGTGTTTTGCCACTTGATCTTGCGGTTACACGGATTATACCATGTTCGGCAAGTTTTGTATGCCATAAAATGTATCTTTCACCGTTGTACTCGAATTCGATGCATTGTAAGCCGCCTTTGTACATTCTGGCGTTGACATGCGCTGTATCGCCATTGTCGTAATGGATTGTTGCTTTCATGGATGGATTCCTCCGTTTCTGTCGATTTCTCGGACGTTGTGTGAGAATACAGCGTGCTCCTCCCAACCTTGGACTTTTGTGATGAGGCAGTCGTGGTAAAAAATAGCGAGATACCTTTCGGCTGGATGAGCATCTTTGCCGAGGTATTTCAGGATTTTTACTCTGCGTAGTCCGTCGGTCGGATGTCTTGCCATTTCGATATCAACTAACTGGGCACCGATGTAGGCAATTTGTACTTTGGCGTGGGTGGGAAGCGGTTCTTGGGGTTCATGTTGGAGCGTGATTTCGATAGGATCGGTTATGTCTTTGAGATTGGTGAGGATGTCGTCGTCGTTCATATTGATTGGGACATATTTTTCGCCGTTAATGTAGACCCAACTTAATAGTGCTTCAACGTCGCGTGATCCTGTGGCATCTTTTACTGCCAGCGCGAATGTGTTATGGGTTCGTCCGGTATGGTAACCTTCGAGCATAGAGGCAAACATTTCGTGATACCGTGTTACGGTGACTATGATCTGATCCATTGTATTTCCTTTAGGGGAGGATACGGGCGCGATTGGGGGCACCCGTATCTGATGGGAGGTTTTACTCTGTTCTGTTATCCAGCTCATCGACTTTTTCTTGGAGTCGTTTGTCCGCAGCATCTACGAGTTCAATGAGAGTTTCGTAGTGTCTCGGTAGGTCGGCGTTGACGATGTTTGCGATTTCAGGATCGATTACAGAGATGTCCGGGTTGAAAGCATAACTCGTGTCGGTTATATCCTCGTATGCTTTTTTGAGGTTGAATCGGGATTTGGATAACTTTTCCCGGGCGGTTTTGAATTTGTTTGAAGTCTGGCTGATGGAGATGTTGTAGGTGCAATCATTGTCTGTCCACTTTTCGCCGAAGGGGTAATTCGGAGTGTAGGGTGTCCATCGCTTGCCGAAACTTGAAGCATTGTGATAGCCGTAGTTTTCCCAACTGATGGGGCATTCTTTTTGGAGCTTATCGAATGGTTCAATTGTTTTTGAGAGTTTGGTTACTTCACGTTTAAGTTTAGTTTCGTCGTCCTCGCACATCGTGGTTTGATGGATGATTGTGCGTCCAGCATTTACGCTGGATTTGTAGAACTCGATTGTGTATTCCATTAGTCTCCTTTAAAGTAAAAGGGTGCTGATTGTTGGGTTAAGGGCCTTCTGCCGCTCGTATTGTTCCGGTGTCATCCAGCGGCGGTGAATAGGCTTTTTTTTTTTGCTTTTCGGGTTTCGGAGTGGAGCCGAGGAACTTCAGCATTTTTTCGGTATTGACTTCGACGGAGTGTTGTCCTTCAGCTGTAACGCCTTCAGGGTATTCCTCGGTGTGGTTCTGATAGTTGATATTGCCGAAAAATAGGGATCGTCTGCCTGTGGTGTACTCGATCCCGTTAGGTGTCAGGGTTAGACTTTCAACACCTTTTTCGATGAGATCTCGGATTACGTTTCCGAGTGCCTTGGGTTCAGTGAAAGTGATGACAAGGCTTTGGTATGTGAGGGTGCGCCATTTTTGCATCTATATGTCTCCTTTATTGAGTTTTGTGTGTCGTTTTTCGTTCTGCTTCTTGATGAACTCGTCGAGGATTTCTCGGTCAGTGGGGTGTTTCTCGCCTCGTAGATCGGAATCTATGGCGGCGATGCAGAGTCGTCCTTGAAGTTCTTCGAGTAGAGATTTGTGGTCAGCGTCAAGACTATGATCATTGTTTTCGGACCAGTCGTTGTAAATTTCAATGGACTCGTCTTTGGGAAGCCGTAGATGGATTTCGAGGTCTGTCATTCTTCCAGTGTCAGCATACGGACGAATCCAAATTTCGCTGAATCTGCCGAATGGTTCATTGTTATCGAGATATTCTCGGAAGGAATAGATAGTAACACCGCCGAATCCACTTACTTCACCATAATAACGTTTAGTGATGGATGTGTAGTGGAGTTCTTTGCGTTTGATCATCTCTTTTACACCGACCATGAGCGAAGTTCGGCTGAATGTGTGTGCCGTTGATGTGTTGGGTGACTCGTTCATTTTTTTCTCCTTGGGAATCTTTTTGTCATGAGTATCCGTCTGTTTCTTACTCTTTGGTTTTTATGATCCAATTCGGTTTCTGGTGGGTAATTATCGGCATAAAACCTGTCGAATCCGTCCGGATAATCGAAACTAAATGAGCATAGGGCTTCAGACTCGGCTTGTGTTCTGATGCGTGATAGTTGTTCGAGGAACCATTCAATCTTTGAAAATGGGATGAAGATGTACTCGGTTTCACCTTCGATCCCGTAGATGTAACAGGTGGGAGTTTGCCGGAGTGGTTTGATAGTTTTTACTTGTTGAGTCGGTTTCGGACTTCCCATCTGGTTCTCCTTACGAATTCTTCTTGGGTCTCGTCTTTATCAGGCTCGGTGTATCTCAGCTCGTTATAGAGACATTCGATTGAAGTAAGCCAACGTGGGAGGTGTTGTCTGACATCCTCGTTTATTTGATCGTCGATTATCATGATGGATTCGTAATCAGGTTCGTATGATTCGTATTGAACCTTTGTTCCTGGATAGAGGAATGTCGGATCGGCTGTTAAAATAGGTTCATTGATCTTATATTGGTAGATGCCATTTTCGACGGATACTTTCGGATATTCCGGGTCGATCCATTTCATTGAAACAGGGTCTATTAGGTTGATGTACTTTGGAAGTATTTTGTCGAGGGTTATCCGGTCGGGTAAGTACCAGAAATGGTGGTAATCTTCTGGCATTTCCGGGTTGAATTCCTCGCGGTATTCTTTCCAGGCATCTTCATAGCAATGGAGTGTCGATTCACAGATCTCACGGAAGTTGTTGATCATTCCGCCGAGTTGATAATCTCGGAGTCGAATGATGTTTGCATTGTATCGTTCCGGGAGCGGTTTGTTTTCCTTGATACAATCTTCGATGTAGCCGAATTTTGGATCGTTGTTTAGATCGAAGAAGTAAATGGGATTGCCGATGTCGGTATAACCGAGTGCTTTGAACATGTCGGCACCCGACGTTATCGGTACGCCGGGGTGTCGGAGAGTTTCTTCGTAATCGTTCATGTTGTTACCTCTGGTGGATGTAGGTAGAAGGGACCTTTACGGGTTATGAATGTCCGTTTGGGTTTCTTGCCGACGATGGCGATACTTTTCTTGATTTCGATACATCTGCCGCGGAAAGGTTTATTTACTTCGACGTGTTCTTCTTTAACTTCGTAGACGAGGTTCTCGTTATAATCCGCTTGCTCTGGATTGTTTATGTCGTGGTGCGCGTAGAATAGGCACTCACGGCAGAGCATTGCAGGCATGAGCATCCCTTCCTGGATGAGACGGATCAGTTTCTGATGAGCCTCATCGGTGAGGTGCATGTGATCTGAGTCGAAGTTTTCACCGCATTTTGTGCATATTTCTTGCTCGCAGCAGGCACAAAGGTCGAAATCGTCGCATGGATCGCAATGTTTGTAACTCATTCATGGTCTCCATAAATGATACCGAATTCGATGAAAAAATCGATGCTACCATAGTCTGTTTTTATATTTGCTACAGTCAAACCTTTATCCTCGATGGTGGGGTAGTCGTAGTCGAATCGGTTTACGGTTCTGAGTAGAGCGTATTGTGTGTTCAGCCAATCTTCAAGATCGGGGATGTTTACTTGGATACGGTAGCTTGGATCGTAGGCTTTTATGTGTGCATTGAGTAGTGAGTAAAGCATCGCAGCGGATATTTCTCGGTTAACATCAATGTCATCGTCATCGGATCTGTAGCTACTGCCGTCCTTATCACAGAAACTGGTGGTGATATGGATGTATCGCTGAGGTGGAACCGTTTGGAATGGGTTTTCAAGGGCATCCTGTGCGGCGGATAGGTCGTCTACCCATTCGTGTGCTAAATCGGAATTGCTTTCGTTGACACGTCCGATAGCGGTGATGAGAAGTTCGAGACCGGGTGCTATTTTTCGCTGGTAGTTTGACATGGATTTTTCTCCTTATGCTTCCCGCACCATTGGTTGCGTGCAACTTTAGGGAAAACGGTTACTTCGTGGAGGCTAAATAACTTTCGCTCGAATACGATTACCGGTGGTTTTTGGCGGCACTCGCCGATGTTGTTGTCGAGAGTGTGATAGTGGGCGCAGAATTGGCAGACTGGTTGCATTAAAGCCATCCTTCTGTGATGTGCATATACTCGTAGTAGTTTTTATATGCTATGTTAGGGAGTTTACTGGTGAGATGTTCGCCGATCCCGATTCTAACGGCGGTATCTGTGAGTCCAAGTATCGGTGAGATTTCATGGCTGTCTCTGACGGTCTTGAATTTCGTAACGAGTCTGTTGAAAGTTTCAATATCTTCGTCTGTGTAGTTGAATTTGATGAGTTCTTCCATCTCGTTGACGACGTTCATGCAATCTGTTACGGCAATGAATATCTCTTTGATAGCGATGCTCTTTATCCACGCGGGAACGATTTGGAAAATCTTGAGACCGATCGCAAAGTTGTAGAGTTGATCGAGACTGATTTTCATGATTGATCCTTTATACGGTGATTGGATGCTCATAATTTCTCTCGAACATGTCGAGTGCTTCTTCCTCTATTTGGCTGAGGCATTCTTGGGCAACGTGGTCTTCGGTCGTGTCGATTATGTGTACCGGTGACCACCAGTGGTATTGAAACTCTGATTTTTTGAATTCAGGTTCGGGGATGTCAACGCCGTGATTGAATTCTGAGCGTGTTGGGTATTTCAGATCATAGAAGAAGATGAGGTGTATGTTAGGCCCGCCGGTGCCAATTTCATAAACGAGTTGGGCTTTTCCGGGTCCGAGGGGTGTGTATCCTTCATCTTTTCTGACATCCCAACTGAAGGCTGCTGTCTCGTCTTTCCAGTAGTTGAGTCCCATATCGGTTACTTCGTCGTCAATGTAGCCATCTGTCCAGTTGATGTATTGGAAAACGTCTTCCGGGCTGATGTTTTCAAAGTCGATGTGTTTTAGGAATGCTTCTTTTGAAAAGTCGATGGGATTTGTTGTGCAATACTGGGATGTTGCCTCTTTTATTTCGTTGAGAAGGCTGCCGATTGTGGCTGCTTTTTCATAGTCGGCTTTGATCTGATTCCATGATTCGATAGCAGTGCCTTTTGTTGCTACTAACATGTTATTCTCCTTTCAATTGTGATAGGAATCTTCGGACGGTGTATGGGAATTTGCGGAGCTGTTGTTTTACGAAGCTGGCATCTGTTTTGTTCCATTCATCTTCGTTTTCTATAATGCTGATGATGTCTTCTGTAACAGCGAGAAGATCGTCTTCCTCAATACGAAGGTTGTTAGCATCAGAACTGGATATTGCCATTTCAATTTCACCTCCAAAATAAAAATAGCGAAGCGTTCTGCCCGCTTTCGTAACCGAAGCGGGCAGGTTGCTGAAGCGAGAATCGTCCCATTTACTTTTTGGGGACGATTCTTATATGTTCTCCTTTGATGAGGGTTACACCGTCAACTTCCTCGCCGCCGTCGATTGCGAATCGCAGCTCGTCAGTATCGGCTATGATCTTGTGGAAGCGTTCTGGCAGTTCCTCGGCTGGTATGTGGACGGTAAGTGTCGCAATGGAGTTTCGCTGCTTTCGGATAGTGAAGATACCCGCATCGAGTTTGCTTACGCCGTGTATTCGCATATCTTCGTCCAAGCGTTCTTTGAGCCTTTTGGCAAGGTTATTGTGCGCAGTGGCAATGGCTTGGAATTGGTCGGCAATGCCTTTGTTGTACTCGGCAGCAGCGAGGGAATTTTTGATCACGAACACAGTAGCCTCATGCTTATCTTCGAGTAAGTCGAGAGCATCAAGTAATTCATCGGTGAGTTCGCTGACTAATTCGGCGTTTTTTTCCTCTTGTGCTTCGGTGATCTCTCTGATGATTTCCTTGAGTTGTTCTCTGATGTCGAATAGTGTGTATGGGTCTTTGCCCGTGATTCTACGTTCTCGGACAGGGGTTGTGAGATTGCTTTTGGACATTCGGAAATGCTCCTTTCGGGTTAGGCGGCTTCTTCGAGATACTTCGATATATCGCCGCCGTCTTGTAGCGTTTGGATTTTCTGGTTATGAACCTGGATGTAGGTGTTGATTCGCTCGATGTGCTCGGGTTCCCTTATTACCATGAGGTTTTCGGGGAGTTTTTCGAGCGTTTCTTTGATACTTTTGGTTTTCTTGTAAGTTATGAGGGAACCGGTGTAAGGTTCGCAGACGATGTATTCGTTAGCTGAGTATTCGTTTTCTACGATTGTTCCTTTGAACTGGCTACCTTTGACGATTACAAGTTCTGTGAGTTCGGTGAGTCCTTCAACCTCGATAGGGAATACGATACCTTCAACTTCAAGAGCGGAGTTGTAATTCTTTTGGAAGCAGAAGAACTTGGTTTTGTTGCGATTATCAATCTTTTCTGGTATCCGAATCCAATCTCGTTGAATCATTTTTGTGCGTTTGGCTTTGGATTTGTGGATGCGGACTTTCCCGTATTGGGCAATGAAGTTTCGTTCTTTTCGGATTGCTTCATTGAGTAAGTTGACCTTTCTGATTTCCTCGCTGTATTCTGCTTCAAGTTTTTCTTGTTCAGGGGTCTTGATGTACTCGATTTGGATACCGCTGAGATCGTAGTTGAGTTGTTTCTGGATGTTGATCCATTGCTCATCGGTGAAAGTTTTGACGTGATCTTCAGCGATTTGGGTTGCCTGTTCTCGTGTTTTTCCGGTGATGATTACTTCGGTCGGAATCAACGATATTTGCGCGGAGGTTTCGATGGGCATTAGATTGATACCGCTGTTTCTTTCGACGACGAGCCATCCGTCTTCGGTTTTGATGATTCCAAGCTGCATGGATCTGAAGTGTAGGTTTGAGTATCCGGGAACATAACTTGAGACTGTCTGTGTTTGACCGTTGATGATCTGTTTTATTTCATCGGATTTGTGCATACGGCAGATGGTGTATCCGCGGATGCTGTTTTGGTACATGTCGTCTCTGATTTTTTCTTGGGTGAAGGTACTGACTGAGTATTTTTTCGGGTAGTCTTCCTCGTCAGGTAACCCTTCGGGTCTTGGTGGGTATACATAGTACCCGTGTTCATCTTTTGGCATTGAGTTTTTCTCCTTTTAGGGTTATGCCTTTTTCATTTAGTTCTCGTTCAAATTCGTCTTTGTTGAATCCACGAGTGGTTAAACCTTTGATGAAGTAATCGGGATTGTCGTGAATTCGTTCTTGGAATTCTTTCTCGATAGCATCTCGTAAATCTTTGTCGAAAAGTGTCGGTCGATCTGGATCGTATCCGTGTTTCTTCTCGATTCTACCTCGGAGAAGCCGTTGCCGGTTGCGGATTTTTGCGCGTCTGCTCCACTTGTACTTTTTCCGAGGTTTTTTTGGCGGTGCGTAGGGTGTTGATTCCCATTGCTCCATGGCTTCTGCTTCCCAACGTGCGAGTCGTTCAGCCCATATCTTCTTTTCTCGGTCGGGTGCCCCGCTTGTGCTGCTTTTGAGTTCACCTTCGGGGGTCTTGTCGTCTTTCCAGAAGGAGACATTCAATACATGGGGCGAGAAATAGCCGTGGTTGACTTCCTTATTGTTGATCTCGGATTGCCAGTAATAGTAGCGTCCAGCGTGTGAGCATTTCCAGTCGATCCATCCTTCTTGAGTTTGAAAGGGGAAGGTTGGTTTTCCCCTTTCGTCTACGAATCTGATAGGTTGACGTGGTGTTTGGAACATTGTGAGCTGAACAGCCTCTACCGCTTCTTTGTCTAACTGGATGAGTTTCATCGTTCACCTCGCATTGTTCCGGGTTAGAATAATTCCAGTTGCTCGGTTTTCGGTTCGGTGGGTTTTTGAGATTCGAGTTTCTCTTTGGATTTCTCTATATTGTACTGTATCCAAAGCTGAATTTGGACGACACCTTTGAATTCATCACCAGGATTGTCTCGTTCATAGTCGTTGGTTCTCAAAGTTAACTCTTGGTCAATGCGGGGGTCTTCTCGTGCTTTTTCCCAAAGCGCATCAACCTCATGGTCTTCGATGGTGAGTGGCTCGGTATCGCCTTGCTCGGATAGGAATTCTCTTATTTCTTTCAGGATGGCTTGGGTATCACCGAACTTGGCTTTTAGGGCTACGGGATGTCCCATACCGCACCATATACCTTCGGTATCGTAGTAAGCTTGAACGAGGTTTGTTTCCCACATGGTTTATTCCTCTCTGTTTGTGCGGATAGGGACGGTTTCGGGGATGGGTCTACCGCTTTCTATTTCCCACACAGTTTTGTTTTCATGCTCGATTTTTACGAGTTCTTTGTTTAGCCATAGATAGAGCTCAAGGTCGTATGGGTCGTTTGCGATTACGCCTTGGGCAAGTTGACCACTCACACGTTCTGTAAAGGTTTTTCCGTTTTTTAACGTCAGTTTGAATTCAACTCTTTCGAGGAGCCGGAACGGTTCGAGTGTGAATGTTGTTGGCTCTACTATTTTACCACAATCGAAAGATTTCATAAATGCTTGGGCATCTTTACAGAGTTTGGCTAAGCGGAAACCGCCGGGTCTCGGTGCGAGGTGGACACTACAGATCATTTCATCGTACTGGGTATCTCCAGTTTGGCGTTTGTATGCGGTTACAATTGGTCCTCCGAGCCATCCTTTGTCGGAGGTGTCGGTGTACTTATACGAGTTAAGTTGGTAGCCGTAGCAATCTTTTCGATTTTCACGTCCAATATCGATGTCCATTTGGGTGACGTGCAGTTCAAGGGGGTCTTCGATGAGTGATAGTAAGCCGAGGTATTGGAGAACCATTCTGCCGTCCTCGTCTTCTTCGTTATATCTTTCTGTGCCTGTCCAGGATTTATAGTGGGACGGTAGTTCTTTGATTCGCTCGTCGGATAAGATAATACCGCCGTGTCCGGCAGTGGATACTGACCAGACACCTTCAGCTATTTTGTGATGAGTTTGGACTGGCCCCCAAGGAGTGGAGGTGCCTCTTTGAATTTTCATTTTTTCTCCTTGTTTTAATAGAAAATTTGTGATATAATAATGTTCTCACTCTGGTGGGGCTTTGGCGAGCCTCACCGTCTACGCCAATAGGGAGTGAGAATCTTTTCTGAGTGAGGATACCATGAAACAAAAAGGAATTTATATTTTTACTTTCCCTAATGGGAAGCAATATGTTGGTAAATCTGTTGATATAAAGAGACGGATTCAGCGGCATTTTAGATGTGAAGATGGTCAAGTTGTTAGTGACGCTATCATGAAATATGGGAAAGAGAATGTAAAAATTGATGTGATTCTTTATCCAGGTATTTTAAGTGTAGCTTTGTGTGCTATTGAAGAATGGAAGATTAGACAGATTGGGAGCAAATCTCCTAATGGGTATAATCTTACCAGTGGTGGTGATGGTTTTGATTCTAATTTTGCACGTGATCTTGCTCTTGATCGGTTAAGTAATGGAACGCATCATTTTCTTACTTTTGAAAATGAGGTTAAACGTAGAAAAGCAATTGATGAAGTGAATAGTCGTAAATTGATGGATGGAACGCATCCTTTTTTAGGGGGGAAACTTGCTGGTGAAAGTAGTCGTCAGCGTGTAAAGGATGGAACTCATCATTTTTTAGGTGGTGATCTTCAACGAAAAGTAAATGCTCAACGTGTGAAAGATGGAACTCATAACTTTTTTGATCCCCAGGTTGGTGTTAGAGGGCGTTATATGCAGCGCATGAAGCGGAAGCAGCAGCGTGGTGATTTTTATCGTATTTATGCTGTGCTTCTTACTTCAAAAGCTGTTTTTAATAGGTATTGTCGTAGACAACTTGAGCGTGAAGGTTTTTTTGATAAGCAAATACCTGATACTTCAGAATCTAAGCAATTAGAACTTTGGGATTAATTGGTAAGTCCCCAATACCCGAAGGGCCATTCTGTAGCCACAGGTCTTTGGGTGAGTTCTTTGTAGGACTGGCTGTTTTTGATTTCGCTAAGGGTTGTGGCATCGTCGATGTATAAATCAGCGTCTGCTAATTGGAATACGTGTCCCTCTTTCCGCCAGTATTGCTCATAGATTCCGTATAGGGCGAAGGGTTGGTTTTCCTGTTCGAGGTATTGCAGAATTAATGCTGAGTTATTTATCTCGTGAACCTTTACAGTTTCTTCCTCTACGGGTGTGTCCCCGATGATATTCTTAGAGGCGAAGTAGAAGTCTGTGCCGGTTTTGTTTTTGACGTTGACTTCGATAAGGTGCAATGGTGTTTGCATGGGGTCTCCTTTATTCGTATTCTTCCCATTCGTCGAGGACTTTGAGGTAATTCTCGACGGAGTTGTAGGTGTTTTCAGAACATGGGGTATCGACGATGCAGGAACCGTCCGGAAATTCAATAATGTAGTAATTATTATCGGACATTTCGTGCCATCCGCCGTTTGCTTCCGCGAATTCCTTGAGTGGTAGGTCGGATTTCTTCCAAGCATCGAAGACTTTCTCGGCATCGTTTCGGGTGTTTTGCATGTCGATGAGAATAGTGGGGAGATTTAGTTTTTCTGACGTTATATCGTATATTTTGCCAGTTTTGGTATTTTCTAAAATAACCTTATCTCCCTGTTTTTTGCATACTGCGTGGTAGTCTGTTGATACGGCTTTTAGAATACCGTTTATTCGAGATACTACTATTGCAGTCCTGTTTCCATTGGCGGTTACTCTTATGCCTGGCTCGTACATTTCTGCGATTACTTGTCCGTTAACAAGCATGAAGTTTTCCCCTTTTACAATTTGGACGATTGTGTTGTGTCCTGAGAAGGGTATTCCTATGAAAAAGGCATGTCCCGCTTTTTCTGAAATTTTACTCATTGGGTCTCCTTTAGTAGAATAGAGGTGTTGTTGCGTTTACTGTTTCTTCACGGTGTTCGCGGAGGGCATTGATTGCTTCTCCGTAACCACGAGCGGCACCGCCACTTTTGTATGCTTCAGCGAGACATTGATCGATTTCTTCGACGGATAGTTCCCAGTATTCGTGGTAGAGTTCTGGTGCGTTTTCTTCAAATTCGTCCCAGTCTATCTCGCCATCTTCGAGAGCAAACTCTGCCATAGTGTGTGGGATTGATGCTATGAGGCTTGCTCTGTCCATTGCCTCTCGTTCTTCGGGGGTGATTTTGACTAATTGGGGTTGTCGGTTTCTTGCTGTGTCTGCGTTTGGCATGTTGTGCTCCTATCGGTTAGACTCGAAGTAGTTTTCCCAGTAATCGGATACGGCTTCTTCATGATCGCATATTTCACGGTCGGTGATGCTTCCGATCGATCCGTCGATGTACCCGGTGCGGGTGTCGAAAAATACATTACAACTGCCGTGTTTGTCATACCAACGAGGGAACAGGTAAACAATCGTGCCGTCATACTCGCCGTCCATGAGATGGATATGCTCTACCTGGCGGACGGTATCTCCCCACCAGAATTCAGCGGGTTTCTCGGACAGTTTCTTTAGCGTTTCGGCGAGACGAGTTTCGAGGCGTTCCTGTTCCTCGGTGGTCATGTTTGTTGGAGGGTTGAGTGCATGGATGAGACGGGTTTCAATCTCTTGACGTTTTTCGTCTGTCATACGATGCTCCTTTACACATCGGATAGTTGGAATTGGAGGAGGGCTTCTCTGACGCTATGCTCGAAACACATCCAGACGAGTCTATCGAAGGTGAAATTGCTCGGTCTATACTCGCATTGACCGAATAAGAAACCCATGTCGCCAAGGCTTTCAGCGATTTCTTGGACGATGATTTCCAAGTCTCGTTTGTGTTCTCTGATACAATCTAAAACTTGACTGTGATAGACAAGCTCGCCGACCATACCGGAGACACAACCGTTGGTGATCAAGTCTTTGTACGCATCTCGGTTATCGTTCATCCAGTTGGCAACGAAAGTCTCAAAATCGGTGGTACCACTCCACTCGGCAGTTTCGACTTGATAGTAGTGTTCATCTTCGTCAAGTTCTTCTTGCTCATCAGGGTCGAGGTCTCGGATAAGTACGCCTTCCCAATTGTAAGGGAGATAGCCGCCGCCGTTGCCGTCATCGTCTTCCTCGTTATCACGCTCGGCTACTTCAAAAGATTGTGAGCCTTCAATCCATTGAAGACTCACTGGGTGCATGACGATTTCACGGTTGAGAAGTAGCGTTAGAGCATCGGTGTTGTTCAACTGCTCTATTAACTCGTCGATGTCAACGTGTGTGCCATCAGCGAGTTTTATGCTTAAATTTATCATTCTTTGGACTCCATTTTTCGGTTGATGTCTTCGACTAATGCTTGGGCTTCCTGACCGTCTCTTTCTTCAAGGGCCTCGAGGAGGTTGTTTATTCTGCTCGCGTGGCCCTCAATGAATTCTCTGTTTTTTCGCGTGTTTTCAGGGGTTGTGAACATGATCTCTCTTGCCGCGTGTTTGATCAATGCGAATAGCTCATCGAGTGCAAGTTGGGAAGTGTTCATAAAGGTCTCCTTTTTCCCGCGCGGCGGGGGTGTGATTTGAATGCCGCGCGGTGTTTCTGGCGTTCAAGTTTCAATTCATAATGCGATAATAGGATACCGCTGGTGATTAAAAGTACTGTTAGTAAAAGGTAGATCATGGGTGATAATGACCTTCTGAGCCAGAGCATCCTTCACTACAGTCCATGAATTCTAACATATTACCGTCTTCTATTGTCCAGTGTTCTTCCATGACAGCATCACAGAAATCACATGAAGCTACTTGTACAACGTGGTGGTTGATTAGCGTGATCCGCTCTACACCAGCGTCGTTCAATTCTTTTTGGGTTGTGTACCGGTTGCCGTCTTTATCTTCGAGTGCCATGATCTCACCGGTCATTGCGATTTCGGCTTGCCATTCCTCGCCGGTGAAACCACCGTCCTTGAAGAAAATTTGTGCTCGGCATTCTTCCGGGATCGTGTTGAATTCGATTGCCATGTTAGTCCTCCTCGTCGTGGCTGAATTCGTCAAGTATATCATCGATGCTGATTTCTTCTTTCACAACTTCGATGACAGCTTCCTTTATGTGCCACTCGTTTTCGGATAAGGCTATTTCAGTTGTTGAATCGATGAGGTTTTCTACAGTTGATCGGGTGATTTCTTGACCATCCTCGAACTGACCGTGGATGTTTTCTCTGATATTTTCGATAATGCCGTACGCTGCCATTTCGAGTAGATTGGTGATTCTATCGTTCATTGGATCGCTCCCGTGTGTAGATGCGGCTGTAGACTTGTGTTTGTGTCAAGCTAAGTCCGCCAATGATGGTTCCAATTCGGTGTAGAAATTCCGAGAGCGTCATGGACTTGGCTTGTTCGTACACTTTTTCGATGAGTGGTTTGCGAGCTGCTATTTCTTGGTGAACGTTCATGCGGCCTCCTTTATGGCATCGTTGAGCGGTTTGCTCCAGTAGAATAGATCTGGAGCTGTCCAGTAGATGCGTCCGAGCGGTTCAAGATGGAATCCGCAGGCGAATCGGTATGCGGTATCGAGACTGGGTGCGTTGGGCCAGAGATGTGATACGTAAATTTGGTCGAGTCCGGCTTCGATCTCTGCATCCCAATCTAATGGGAGACCTTCATCGAGAAGCATCATTTCGATGGGCTTGCCTTTTCCGTTCTTGTAGATCATGTATTGGACGCGATGGAAGTGGGAGTCCATTTCGCTGAGCTTACTCTCGTCTTTGTTTAGCAGCCAAGCGGATCGGGCATCTTGATATTCTTGGAACCCGTAGTACAGATCGCACGTCCCGGACATGTAATGTTGGTTCTCGACGGTCGGGTAATGGTGTAATCCGATTCTACGCCTTTCTATGTTGGCTATTGTGTTGGTTCCCATACCTTGTATTCTCCCTGTAAGTAAGCCTTAGCTTTGTTGAGGGTTTCGATCACCATTTCAAAAGTTGTATCTGCAGCATCGTTGTATCCGATATGCTCGTCTTGATGCCTGATGTTAAATTTCAGACCTTGGACTTTGCAGATCGCGCCGACGATCTTCCAGTATGAGTTGTTCCACTTGCGTTTCGAGAGTTTTTGCTCCCAAATGGCTTTATAGATAGCACCTTCGAGGCACCAGCAAACGGCTCGGTCGTTGGGAGGGTAGACGGGTTCGCCATATTCGTCGCGAGCGTTTACTTTTTGTGTCCAGTTTGCTGCGGAATGGAAGATTTCAAGAATACGATCTATGATATTGATCTCGCGCTTGTTTTTCATATTTTTCTATTCCTTGTGGATTGATTTTGACGTGTTGTTCGTAAATAATTTTTACGACGTTGGTGACACGCTTGGGATGTTTGGATTGGAATAGTAGCGTGATGGCGGTAGGCTCGTTGTAGATTAAGTAAAGCATGTAGTAATCGTGGAAGTCTTCGGTCTTTAGAATTATGGTGAATCCGCAGTGCGTCCAGATATAGGAGTCTTCGGTATCTTTTTCACCTTTAATTCCGAGTGCTTTATTTAACTTTTTTACGAGTTTTTCTACATTTTTCATGATTATGTCCTTTTTGAGTTGAACAGGCAGTCATGAGATACCATAAAAGTGAGTGCATCTTCCCTTCTAAAGAAAAATGACGCGGATTTACAGGGGTGCCCGTTGTGTATCCCGTAATCAAAGGTGAGTTTCCAACCGCCAGCCGCGGCGCGTGTAATTTGTTTGGAAATTGGTTTCAAAATTTGGCTCCTTTCTTTTAAAGCAACCTGCCCGCCACGATTTACGATGGCGGGCAGGTTGCTGAAGTATAATTACTCGGTTATATGTAGGGCTTGCGCTATCTGATCGACAATCTCGTTGTAGACAATAACTGTGAGCCGGACGAGATCAAACCCTTTATGGAAGATGTGGTCGTAGAATTCCTTCCCGAAGTTATCGGACATGTGGTTGACGACTTCCATAAAATCGTGATAGTGCTTGGTGATGAACTGCATCGCTGTCTCGGTGTCGGCGAGGTTGTCCTTCGCGTACCGGGCATAGGGTTGCCATTCAGGATCGTGTGGAACGTCGTATCCGAGGATCGTCCTGATGACGTATTTGAGTGGATAGTCTTTAACTAACATGTGTCCCTCAAGCCGATCGATTGCACTATTGATACAGTCTATTACGTATTTTTCAAGGTCGTTGGGTTGGTCAACGTAGACTTTGCCATCTGGACTGGTTGCTTCTTCTATCATGCTGCTTTCCTTTCTGGTGGTTCAAGCCCGATTTCTCGGAGCAATGTACCTTCCTCGACGGACGAATCGCCGTCCCAGTCGATGCTGAAGGCTATTTTCTTGATACCTTTTTTCTCGAAGAACTTGCCGAGCGCGTCTTCCGCGATTGCTGTGGCATCGGAGAGGACTTCTTCGATCTTTTCCTCATCTGTCTCGTCATACTCGAATGAGAGATTCCAGTCGGATCGGATTGCCATGTTATTCACCTTTTGTTTCCTATGTTTCCGTTCTGTCTCGGTCAGTCTCTGCCCGGCTTTTGCATCGCTGTTTTTCCCGGAACTGAGTTTGCGTCCGAGGGATTCCGCTGCGCCGATGGCACCGCCGAGAAGGACTGGGAGTAGTTGTTCGATACGACCTTTATTCATTATGGATTCCTTTCAAGGATTGATTTGGGGTTGGTGTACGCTTGGATGTATGCTTCTGCTTGCTTCTTGGTATCATATCCGGCGAGGGCTTTGAACCATCCGTCTTCCCGTTTAGCAAGCACGCAAAACTTTTGAACACTCTCGAAAAAAGCGATCTCTAAAGTGGTTTTCATTATAGCACCTCGGGTGTTAAAATAAAATAGGGGAGCCGAAGCCCCCCTAAGTTTTTATCACTATTAATATGTGGCTGTGCGTTACACACAGCGGGTGACATAACGAAGTCTCCCTACCATACGGCGGTTATAGGTTATAGTAATGTCGCTCGTTGATGTTTATTGATCGAAACTTGAATCCCTATCGATGTCGGGGTATAATAACAACATTGCGGTGTCCCAGTCAGAGTCAGTGTCTTCGTCGTTAACGTTGGGGTCTCCGATATTATCAATCCCGATCTCGTCTTCGAGATAAGTTTCCCATTCGTAGTTGTTTTGTGGCATGAGGGTCTCCTATGAAAAGTGATGTTGAAGGTTAGGGGGGCGGGCAGATTTTACGACTTACCCAGGTTGGCGGAACAGGCGTTAGAAGGGGATGTCGTCATCCGTGGCATCAGAGGTGGTCGGTGCGGGTGCGGCTGTCTCGGCTGGTGTGGCGTTCCGAGTATTCCGGTTGCCATTCGTATTGCCGTTGTTATTACCGTTCCCGTTTCCGTTACCATTGTCGTCCCGTTTGCCAGTGAAGTTGAACCGCTGTAACCGAACTTTCAGACGGGAGCGTTTCGTGCCATCTTCCGCGTCCCATTGTTCAAATTTCAGCGAACCTTCGAGAAGCATCTGCGAGCCTTTTACGAAATACTCGTTGACTACTTCAGCCTGTCTTCCCCACGCTTCGACTTCAATAAAGTGAACGTTTTCTTTCTGTTCGCCGGTCTCTGCGTCATTCCAACGTTCATTGACTGCTAAGCCGAAATTGCATACTGCTGTGTTGCTTGGGAGGAACTTTAATTCGGGGTCTCTGGTCAAATTTCCGAGAAGGATTACTTTATTCATGGTGCTCCTTATGAGTCGTATTCGTTAAATTATTAACCGTTCAGTGTAAATGAGAGCCTTTTATCGACAATGCTCAGGTCTAAGGTGAAACTAATACACTACCCAGTGATCGAAGGCTTTCGCAACACTATAACCGGCGGCTTTCACCTCAGCTCTCTGTGTTCTCCAGGCTTTCCAGAAATCCTGAGATACGAACTTATTGAGGTTGATGATCAGCCAATTCCCCTGCTCTCTGACGAGTCGGATGCCTTTTGCCTTGTGAGCGGTGGGGTTTTTACGGTAAATAGCGATTTCACGGGCGGATGCGATTCTGGCGGTCTTTTCAAAAGTCATGAGATTCTCCTTATAGGTCAAAATTGACCGAATAGTTGTAAATCTGAAATACTAAAATTCTAAAAACTTAAAACAGGAAGTGGTTTTTTTCTCACTCCCCTCGCAAAGAGGGGGGAGTGAGAAAAGATACTACAATCTACTCACTACCAATCAATAACTCTAAAATCTTACTACTGGGCGTGTTATCGTCGATGAGTCCCTGCCGTTTGAGCGATACGAACTTACTGGCTGCTCTCGCTTGGCAATTCGGATCCTTTCTCGGACTATAGAATATGTCCGTGAATCCGTCAAACTGACTCAACTTTGCGAAAACATCATCTTTCCGCTGGATTAGCGAGATGATGTAGAGGAAATCAAAGAAACAATGCTTGGGAGTTAGAGGATATTCTTTCCCAAAGAACTTGAACGCTACGGGCGGCACACCCTTTATTCTGCGATCTAAAGCAGCATCTCTGGGCGAACCCCAATACAGACTTTCAAACTGCTGAGTCTTGCCATCGGACATCTTCACGATCTTGCTACCCTGATACGCACACTCAACTTTCACCTTTTTCCCGCTTTTCAACCTGATAGCGAGGTTAAACGGGCTGAGCGATTTACCAAAGGTGTTTTTCGACCGGGTGCTGATCTCTAAAATCTTCATATTCTTTTGGATCGGGTCGATACAATCTGATGGTGCGGCATACGGATACTCATCTTTAGGAATAAAAATCGTGTTATTAGTCATATAGTCTCCTTTAACATTTACCGTTTATTAATCATAAAACTCTTAAACTTTAAACAGAGGGGTTTCGTTCTCACCCCCCGTTCACTTGCTGACGGGGGGTGAGATACAAAACTATACTTACTATATCTCTTGAAAATTATTGTTGTTTATGGTATAATACTTGTATCCGTTCAGGTGGGATGTTGTCAGCGTCCCACCGCCTACTGACAATAGGGAGCGGAAAACTTATCAGAACGGAGATACCTATGCATTACGTATATTTTGTACAATCTGAACCGGAGAGTCGGTATGTAAAGGTTGGTAAGACGAAAGCTCTTGCTGATCGTTGGAATGTTTTTTGTACGAATCAACCGAGTCCCCAGTTACTTGCTTTAATTGAGTGTGAGAATGAGCAAACTGCCCTTTTACTTGAACAGGACATATTGAATACTTTTTCGGATGCTCATTTTAGAGGTGAATGGTTGCTTCATACTTCTGAGATTATTGAGTATTATGAAACTTATGTTAATGTTGATGTTGATCAGGTACTTTCTCAAGCTATCTTGGATATGAAAGAACGGGATCGTGAATTACATAATAAGCGTATGGAAGATCCTGAGTATAGAGAGTGTTATCAGAAAAAAGAACGTGAGAAATCTTTAAAGAAAAATAGGAAGCGTTCTTTAGATCCTGGGTATAGGATTAGAAGGCGTGAAAGACAGAATAAACGTTATGCGGAGGATCCTGAGTATAGGGAAAATATACTTGAACGGCAGCGGAATCGTTATGCGGATGATCCTGAAGTTAGGAAGAAGAAACTTGAAAAATCTCGAAGACACTATTGTGAGAAAAAAGGGGTGTCTTCGAGATAAGTTTTTCTACGCCGTCAATGCTAACCGTTGTTGTACTCTACGTACCATATCTTTCTCAATCGTTAGGGTATTTATACCTCTGTGGACGTAGATCATTCCATGCTCCCGAAGTAACTGGCTCGGTGTCCCGATAAAGCCAAGGGATTCAACAGTGATCAACGGGTAGTCGCCGAGCGTGTCATAGTCGAAACTGCAGTTTTTCAGAGCCTGCTTCCCATTGACATCGGTGATGTGATCTGCTTCTTCACGCATCGCTATGAAGGTTAGGAGCGTGTTATCGGAGACTTTCTGCCCGCAGTAGTAAGCGTTGGCGATATGCTCCATAGTGAAATAATTTGGTTTGTAAACGATTCCATCACGGCACATCACGAGACGGCGGTTGTCTGACCTGATCCTCGTTGTGCCTGCGTTGATACCTGATTGGAATTCTCTGGCTGTGAGATTTAAAAAAGTGTACATGCGTTCTCCTTATTTGGTGAATTCGATGATTAATGTGTCAGTGTCAGGGTGACCCGCAATCGCTAAGAGGCGGATCAGCTTCTGTTTCCCGGACTCGCTACGGTCGGCAAGCATTTGATGCACTTGCCATTTGTCCCGAAATTGGAACTATACTTCAGGTAGGTTACACCTATCGTTATTTCACTTACGCTGAGAGGGTCTTTCCACCCTTTAAGTTCCACTCGAATAAGCGTTTGGTGATGTTGTAGTTCGCTGATTTTACCTTACCTGTCTCGCCAATGGCAATGAAGGCACAACCATGTTGAATCCGTACATCGAGGACGTTTTCATATTCTTGCTCTATCGCGTGGCGGATCGGTTCAAATTCGGCGAGGTTATCGGAAGTAATACAAATTTGCGCACCTATCGGGATCGGAAGCGTGTCGTTAACCTTCATAAAAAATACTCCTTCCAAAAATAAAATTAGCGAAACATTCTCTACTGCCCGCATGAAAAAGGGCAGTAGAGGGTGATTCAAGTAAAATAATCACTTTCCACTATCATCGGATCTTGGGGAAAAGTCGGTTGGGAAATTGATAGATACCGGTATAGAAAATTGTGGAAGGCGATATTTTGATATGTTGAAAGCGTTGTTTGACAAATGGTAATCCGTAAAATTGTATGCTAAAATCGGTGCTGAACCCTTGATTTTACAGGGAATTGTATAGCAGTAATTGTCTGACAAGTATAGGAGCGTAGCGACTGATTTCTCTCTATCTTACAACGGCATGGTGGTTGGACTTGCGTCCCCCCCCCACCCCTTACCCC